ATTAATTTCCATGCCTCGATCAGAAAAATCAAAGAATTTATCTTCTTCCTTTCCGTCTCCAGCTATTTGCTGCATTGCCCAGAGTATTTCATCTAAAATATAATTCCAGCGTTCAAAATGAAATTCATCTGTATCCCATTCTTTTTCTTTGCTTGCAGCTGAAGTAGAACGAATAGCAACTGGTACGTCTTCGTCTTCAGTACAAGGAGCACCATGCTTTGTTGCTTTTAGCTGTTGAAGCATAGGTACAATAATCATCGCTAGAGTATGATCCATACTCCAGGTATCAAACTTATCAATTTTAATGCTGATTGATCGAACAGTAGTATTTTTCTTATATGCTCCGATAGAAACTTTCACACTTACTCTCCTTGCTTATTATAAGTAATATGATTTTTAATTTTCCAAGTCTCAAATACTGCAGAACCATTTGCATCTTCGTCTGTACAGATCTGTACAACAGTCTTCATTACCCTTGCAAATCTTACACCATCGGTTACATCTATCTCGTGTGTGAAACCCTGTTGATTTGCCCAATCGTTGCTAGTAAACCTATAGGTAAAATAATTACCCACAGATACCTCTTGAAACTCACCTAAATTGTGCTGCTTAAAGGAAATCATGCTGTGGCCTTTCTTTGTTTAAATGCTAATTACAAGGTAAATTATACAGCTTTTTACAGCTTATGCGAAAATTCTAAAACTTTACTTGCGTTGTATTTTTCATAATTTCTGATAGGACTGCGGTTGTCTGTGTGCAAATAAGTACTTTTTGCTTCCGTGCTGTACTTAGCCTTGTAAGCAGACAAGAATAAATAAGTATCCCAATCTTCTTCAAGGTAGGCTGTAGAGCCTTTGATGTAGCTATAAGAGCTGATTTGATCAACAAGACCTAGTTGGATCAATTCCGTAAGCTTAACTGCCATCCAACCGTGCGCTGGATCTGCATAGAATTTGTAAGTTTTGGCTTTATGTTTCATTTTAACTCCAAGTGTTTAAGCTTAAATTATAACGCAAAAAAGCTCCGTAGGATATACCCACAGAGCTTTAAAGGTTATTTAGTATCTTTGTAAAAAGTGTGAGCACCTATTACAGCATATGTATCTTTTGTTTTTGTCCAGTAGTTAGAGATTGATTTATGTGCATAAAATAATACCGAAGGATTTAGTACGTTCTTAAAAGAACCTTTCTGGATGCTCTCTACTACAGACTCTACTTTAGCATAAGCTCTGATGCTCATACGGTCGATATGCTTTACTTTTTCAACATCCGGCATATTTTTAGCTAAATAACTGAACTGTCCTTTTTGATATATTACTGCACAGTATGTCATCGGGAATTTTAAGCTATTTTTCCTATTCTCTATTACCGAAGCAACCGCCATAATGCCCTTTAGACTTTGATTGCCAGCTTCGTACCACAGTGCATTCTTCAGACAATTTGCCTGTCTTTTTTTATCCTGTTCTTGTGCTATGTAAGTATTTTTTTCTATCTTAGTATATGCCTGATATTCAGACACAAGCATAAAAAATACAATTAACATCCCAATGTACAGCACAATGTACTTAAATAGTATAGGCATTATTCTTCTCCACGCTTGGCCTTACGTTGATTGCTGAAGTCTTTCTTTTTTTTATCCTTCTCTTTCACACGGGACTCTTCGTAGCCTGCGTCATCAAAGCGTTTCTTTTTAGCTTTGTTGTTTTGTAGATAAGAACTCTGCATGATTTTTCCTAGTTAATTAAATAAGATTGAATTATACTGCAATTTCTTGCTTTGAGCTGCATTGCTCAAAAATATACTGAGCTTCCTCGAAACTTTGCTCAATAGCTACATAATTTACAGTTTCACTGTCGTAGTCTACTTCAACTACATCATAAAGAGATTTAATTTCTTTACTGCGAATAATAACGAACTCAGTCTTTTTCATAAATATCCTCTATATTAATAAGATGTTTTCTTGTATTCTTTTTCAACTTCTAGTCGAAAAATTGCATCTGCCATTACTGTCTGGACTTGCAGTACAGAGTATATTTCATCTATTGTCATATCTTCTCTTGCCTCTTCAACTAATTTTTGCAAAAGAGCATCAAATGAGTCCCTATTCATAGTAGTCCTTTAAATTGCTATTGTTAAAATATTGCAAACTCTCTAGTACTTCTTTTTCATCTTCTTGTGAATTAAATTCTAGAGAGTCTTCATTATATATGGAATTTAGCTCAATTTTCTGCTCTTTATTGTTTTTATTCAAAATAGTGCTTCCGGTAAGTTTGATAGATCTTTTTTAGTATCATAAGTATTCTTTGCGTCTATAAGAGCTTGGCTCTCTTTTGTACGTTCTGCATTACTTATAGGAAAAGGCCAGTTCTTAGTTTGGCTGTCGAGATGTTGTTTATCCTTCATAGTGTCCTTTTAAGTATCTCTTCATTGCAATGTCTGAACCTACAGACAACCTGAAAGAATCATAACACACTTTTTGTAGGTCTGAGTTCAATTTCTCGTAGCTTTTTAATTTTTGCATTCTGATTGTTCCTAGACCAGTCAAGCGGACTGAACCGTTCTCAGCCAGAAGCTTTTGCAAGCATTTTGTTAGGTGCTCTAATACATCTTCTACTTCGTAAGTGTGGTAGTTGCAGGACTTCGCTACAGCTGCAATAAGCTCGGCATTACTTACGGGAGTTTTTACTTTAGTTTGCACTGAAATACTTCCATAAAATTAGGTAATGCAAATGAATTGAATATCTCTTCAGTCTCTGCAAAGGTAATCTGATTTGCAACACATAGCAAGTTAAACACTCTATTGTCCCCGAGTACACTAAAGAAATCACCCTCTGTTAGCTTATTAAGTTTAACGGGTATAGCGATTATTTCCCAATCTTGAATGTCATGTTCGTTAATCATTATAATTCCTCCAGATTGAATACCTTACTGATAGCTTGTGCAACTGCCAATGCAATTTCACGGTGCTCTGTTTGTGTGCTTTCATCTTTACGCACTTCAATATAATGGATAAAACTACGAATAGTCCCCTGCATGTATAAACGAGACATTGTATTACCTTCTGGTAGTACTGCACGAGCTTGTTCTTTAGCAATACCGTGTTCAATTGCCCATTTATAAGCTTCACTAGAAGCTTCAATTACGCGCTTTTGTTGTACTTCCCATTGAAATGCAAGCTTACGGTGGTCATTGTTTTGCATATCCAGTGGAATGGAATTCTGACGGTTCTTTGTATCTTGCAGTCGAGCATCACGTAATACAAATGCTAAATCTTTTACAGGATCCGCGTAACGCTGACTATTATGGGTAAGAATACCGTTTCCAATGTAATTATGACTCACATGGTCAACTTCCATATCATATGTCATTTGTTCCCCCATATACTTTATAGAGACAACTTCACTCCACTCTACAGTAAGTGTATTTCCCTTAGATTTCTCCCTCCAAATTTTACAGTCTCCGTTTAAACCGTGGTGTTCTTTGTGGCACTTCTTGCAAAGAACTTCAATGTTGTCCTTATCATAAGCAAACTCAGGATATTCAGCTACAGTTTTAACGTGATGCATTTCCAACTTCTCATTAGAAGAACACCGCTTACATTTGTAATCAACTGATTGCAAAAACTCACTCCGCAAAGAGGTACACCAATCTGCAATTTTCTGTCTCTCGCTGCGATCTACCCCACCTCTCCATAAATTAGATTCGCTACCTTTTCTTGCAGACTTGCGCATTTTTTCAATTGTTTCCATAGAGTGTTTAGGAAGATTGTATCCATAGGCTCCTTTGTTCCAAGCAATAGTATATGAAGCTACCTCTTGTTTTGTAAACTGAAGTTTATGAACTTTCAACCATTTGCGAATAGTATGCGTACTAACTTCAGCAGCGTGAGCAATATAATTCAAGCCCTCACCTGACGCAATAGCTTCCTCTTTTGTTGCTGAAAGCCAAGCTTTGTCTTGATGTACAGCAATACCGTTACAAGCTAAGAAAGATTTTTTACGCATTGCTGCTGTGTCATTTGACATAAATAATCCTACAGCTTCTTCCATAGTTTGAAAACCATCTTGAGTAAAGAACTTGTGTTCTTTAGTCGCGGTAATAGACTTACCATTTGCCAACGTAAGTTTAAACACAGGTTTGATACCTGTACAAAATACTTCCTTAATGCCTACAGCAGTAAACACTTTACTTTTTTCATCAAATACACGAACATATTTTGGCAAGCTACCTTTTAACTGGAGATTGTATAAGTGCTCAATACTGCGTTTATAGGCAGATCGTTTACTATTTTTAACTCCACTTGGTAGTTCAAGTGTAATTAAAGTATCACCTGCTACACAAAACTCCTGAAATGCAAAGCTACGGTGACGCAAGATCTGTCTTGCAATATCACGGGTAGTTTCAATCTCTACCGTAGCACTTGCCATTTCAAACGGAGAAAAATGCTTATGCTTTAGTAGATACTTCAAAAGCTTATCTGCAGTGTCATTATTAAATTGATTACTCGGATTAGATACCCTAGCACAAAAAGCAATAAGATCTTTTGCTGAACTAAAGCTTTCTTTGAATTCTTCTGCTGCTTGCGTGTAACCTACTAATTTTACTTTCAAGATAAATCCTTTCGATGTTGATCTGCTAAATATATTTCTTCATTCTGCATAAACTTACTAATCTCAACCTCATCAATGAATTTGTGTTTATCGTATAGAATATATGCTGAATCTAAACCAACGTCAAGCATTTTACCACGAGAATCTTTAAAATTACCATGACAATGCCCATGTAGATGCCATGCACCATGACTTTGACGATGCCAACTTGCAATAGGAAAGTGAAATAGTACAACGGGTATTTCACCTATTGTAATTTCTTTATAATCATACCATGCAGCAATTAGTTTATCTTTTACAAGTTGATCTAGGTGTTCACGACGATCGTGATTCCCTTTAATAAATATCTTTTGGCCTTTCAGCTTAGATACAGCTTCCGCTAGATCTTGATAGTTTTTATAGAATGATAAATCTCCAAGGTGATATACAATATCTCCTGAAGATACTTCTGTATTCCATAAGTTAATAATCCACCGATCGTGATTTTCTTGTGATAAACAATCAATGCCTCTATTAGTAAACTTAACAATATTTTTATGACCTAAATGTAAATCACTTGTAAAGATCTTCATTTAATAGCCCTTTAAAGTTGGATACAAAACTTACTTTTCATCTTCTGTATTGTATCATCAGGGTAACCGTGGATATTTTTATTACCGTGATAATTTTCTACAACAAGGGATACAAAGTTTGCACCGGCCATCATAGCAATATCCATGTATGTTTGTACTTCCCAGTCTGTAACGCTAGTATTTGATACAGAGACATTGAAGCCCTGCTCTAAAAAGTGCAAAGCTGTACTCCTGCAATATGTATGTGCTTCTTTCAGTTTGCTAGCATCAAAATTATAGTCAAAACAATTAGTAACTGCATTATATTTATAAAAATAATCATCAGCTTCTACATCAAGGGTAGTTACAGCGCATTTATTTAAAATAGCTGCAACTGTACTTTTTCCAGATCCAGGTAAACCACGAATTAGAAATAGTGTAGGTTTTTCTTTATTCATTAAATTCTCCAAAATGTTTTTTTACTACTGCTACACCTTCATCAACATCAGTGTAGTGCAGCATAATGTTGGTACATTCCTGCACAATCAACTGGGCAAACTCTTCCATGTATTTGACACCACTTGGCAATCCATTCTGCTCAGGTTTGTATCCAGTCTTCTCTGTGCGACATACCTGCTGGGCCAGTTGTAGAATTCGTTCGTTCATTTTATGCTCCTTGGTACTAAGTGTTAATTATAGTAGATTTTGGATCAATTGTCATCCAGCAATAATTTTAATTTTGTGCCCCAGCAGCACTTCAATTTCGGCAACTGTCAACTGTTTAACTGGCTTGATTACTTCAGCTTCGGTAACTTGATTGCCATTCAAGAACCACGACTTGTCGCCACTAATACACTCAATAGCCGGTCCATCTTCACGATGCAGTAGTCCATTTAAGTACCATACCTTGTCGCCATCAGTACACTCAACTGCTGGTCCATGTGTACGATGCAGTTGGCCATTTAAGTACCACTCGGTTTTGTCTGTGCTAACTTGTACGGTGTATTCGATCATTTTGGTTTCCTTTATTTATAGTAAACTTTTTGTATTTCGACTGCATTGTCTTGCAAGTATTGTACACCAGAATTGTCTCTATATTCATCCCTGTAGAAGAACTTTTTGATGCCAGAGTCTACAATGTCAATTGCACAGAAGTTACAGCAAGCGTGTGTGCAGAACATTGTAGCACCAACTGCACTTTGATTACTACGTACAAGCCCCATTAGAGCGTTCTTTTCACTGTGACGTACCCTAGGGTCAGTAGTACCGTCTTGCAGCTGATTAGGGTCGTTTATGTGCTCTGCATGTGCATTGTAACCACAAGATATGATACGGTTGTCTTTTACGATAACAGATCCTACTCTTAACCTTTTGTCATTACTACAATGCGAGAAAGCTTCTGCGCATTTCATATAAGCTTGAATGTGCTTAGACTTCATATTCTTTTACTCCGTTTTCAGTCGTATATCTTACAAGTTTAACTCCAAAACCTTTTAGCATAGCTTGGCAAGTTAGGCAAGGTTTAGCTAAGGCAAGATCACCATTATCGTGAAAACGCTGCACCAGTATGCTATGAATATCTTTACGTCCGCATTGTAGCACAGCGGCTAACTCAGCATGCATAAAGATCTTTTCTTTAGCTTCACCTGCTTTAACCGCAAAGTGCAGCATCAGTGGATGGGACTTGTAATAATTATTAGTTCCTGCGCCTAGAATTTTACCTTTACGATCAAAGCATGTTGCAACAATAGTGTAGCGTTTTCTATCAGCCATGTTAGCGAAGTTTTTTAAGTTTACGTTGAATTTGTTCAAGACACCGCATTGAGGTTTTAATTTTTCTTTGGTGAGAACGTAGGTGGTTTAAGCCCTTGAAAGTTGTAGCTGAAGTTGAGTCCTCTGGGTCACACAAAAGCCAAGAACTCTGAATACTAGTATTTAGTTCTGCTAAGTGACTATGAGCTAAATTCAGTATAGAAGTATTAAGGTCTGTCAGGAATTGTAGTTCCTTTTTTGTAAGTGCCCCAGGGTCTTTAATTTTACTAATACTCTTATTAGCCTTTAATAGCACAGACTCTTGGACTGGTAGACCTAGCATAGCTCGTTCAGCTTTTTGCCAGGCAATCTCTGCCAAGTTGAGATCGACCCCAGCTAGGCCCATCTTGTTAGCCATGTGTAAAAACTCACTTGTAAAAATCATAAAAAGTTCCTTTCGTTAAAGTTTAAGGCTTGATCTTAGCACAAGAATTTGCATTTGCAACAAACAACTGTAAAAATTATCTTACAAAAAAGTACTTGACAAGATATGATAAACTGCTACAATCCCAAACGGGACGAGGGACGGAGGGACAAGTGAAGGGTGACAAGCTCGGGGTTCATCGCTGAAGTTCATAACTGAAGTATAACTGCAGTTTAACATGAGTTGAGCATAAGTTAGTACTTTATTATTAGTTTTATAAATTTAACTCATTAACGTAAAGGGTAAGTATGAAATATTCTAAAAGTAAACCTGTAGTACACTATAAAGGTGAAGCCAGTTTCTTCTATCACAGTGAAGACTCTAATGTGCTTGTAGCAAAATTAGCTTTTGTAACAGATCACCCTAAGTTGGGTAGTTGCTACAATGTAAGAACTAGTGCAGTGATGGACGTTAGAAATGATGGTACAATTGAGACTAGAAACACAATCTACAAACCAGTGCCAGCTGATCCCCGTTAGTTGGATCTATTTTATAACTAGGACTACATGAAATGCAAGAAATGCAAGATAACATGCAAGAACACATATTACGTAATGCAATAATTACGCCAGATGGTACTTACCTAGAGAGCTTTCATAGGCATGACTATAAGAGTCATCAGGATAGCTTAACAGGAGAACTTTACATGGTAGACGGAGGATATGACTACGTACGTAGATCAGTCAACAAAGTGCCTGCACAGGACTTGACCGTAACAACTTTAGATCCGTTTACTTTACAACGACGTGCTTTTACCTGGGGATCTTATGGTAAAATGCAGGATCAAGAGAAGCACTATATTTTTCTGTGTGATCTGTCGGAAGAGCATATTTGTGCTATACTTAGAACTCAAGATAGACTCAAGGGTACTTACGTAGAGGTACTTCTAGAGAAAGAATTGGTTTACCGTAAAGGAGAAATTTAATGTCAGATGTTGAGAAATTTTGGGCTGCTGCTTCTGTTAAATTTGGTACAACTCGTACTTGGCACGAGCTATCACCACAAGAGCAAATTCGTTTCGTAATGGGAATTAATATCTTAATGGAGATCCTATCAAAATGAAATTTCCTGCACTAATTTGGCAATCACCTTCTATGTTCTACTACGCAGGCTTATACCTAAAGATTGGAAATAAAAGGTATCGTATATTTAAAGTAGGAAACAAATAATGACAATCCCAGAAGGTTTTAAACCTCAGCTTGCAATCGAGCATAGCAAAGTTAAGATGGTTCCTAAAGAAATGTATATGTCAGAAAAACTAGACGGCATACGCTGTCTTATATTTTCAGGTGTAGCGTATTCTCGCAGTCTAAAACCAATACCAAATAAAAGCATTCAAGCGTATGTAAAAATGCACGCTGAATTGTTAGAAGGATTAGATGGAGAACTGATTGTAGGTGATAAGAATGCACCGGACGTGTTTAACAAAAGTACTTCAGGTGTTATGCGTATCGAAGGAGAACCTGATTTTACTCTCTGGGTTTTTGATTACTGGACTCAACTACGGACATGGTACTGGAGATACATAGAGTTAAATCAAATTCAAAGCTACTATGGATTTCCAGATAGAGTTAAAGTTCTAGAGCACTTTCAGGTTTACACTCAAGAAAATATTGACGAGTTTGAGGGTAAAATGCTTGCTCAAGGTGCAGAGGGTATCATGCTTAGAGATACAAATGGTTACTATAAGAATGGTCGCTCTGGTACTAAGAATCCTGAGTTGCAGAAGGTCAAACGCTTTGTTGATGCAGAATTTGAAATTATAGGTTGGGAGCCTAAGTACCATAATTCAAACGAAGCGAAGACAAATGAATTAGGCCGCACAGAGCGATCTACAGCTAAAGATGGTATGGTAGCATTAGATACAATGGGAGCGTTGATTCTACGTGACTCTAAAGGGTATGTATTCAATTGTGGGAGTGGTATGACTGATGCAATCCGAGAAGACCTATGGAACCGCAGAGAAGCATTGATGGGTCAGCTAGCTAAGGTAAAATATTTCGACGTTGGGACTGGGTACTCAGTACCGAGATTTCCTGTGCTAGTTGGTATCCGGCATAAAGATGATATTGGTTAATTTGACGGAACAAAAAAAGGACAACAAAATGCAAGAACGTAAATTAGCAACTATCCGAAAAATTGATGCAATTGATCCTATTGAGGGTGCAGATACAATTGAAGTAGCTACTGTAGATGGCTGGAAAGTTGTAGTAAAGAAGGGCGAATTTCCGTCTGATACTTATGCTATTTTCTGTGAAATTGATTCATGGATACCACATGAGCTTGCACCATTTCTAACTAAAGTGTATAAAGAACCACAAGTATTTGAGGGTATCAAAGGTGAAAGACTACGTACAATTAAATTACGTGGTCAAATTAGTCAAGGTCTTCTTCTTCATATTGGTTTTTTAGATGAATGGACAGTAGGGGATGATGTTACAGCGCGCTTTGGTATTATAAAGTGGGAACGGCCTATTAGCACACAGTTAGCTGGCATGGCACGAGGTAATTTTCCCCTAGAAGTACCAAAGACTTATCAAGAGCGGATTCAGAATTTGGGGCGTTCAGGTTCGTTTGAGCGTATTCAGGAAGATAATTGGAGCGTGACAGAAAAACTAGACGGTGCCTCATGTACGTTTTATTTGGACATAAATGCTGATTTTCATGTTTGTTCTCGCAATCTGGACTTAAAAGAAGATGAAACAAATACATACTGGAGGTTAGCAAATAAGTTTAAGATTGAAGATATTATGCGTAGGAACTTTATGCTAGGTATCGCTATTCAAGGTGAGATGATTGGTTTAGGTATTCAAGGCAATCAGTATAAAAATAGCTTAGATTTCTATATTTACGATATTTATAATACAAAGATTAATCAATATCTCCTGCCTGTCCAACTTAAAGCAGCTTGTGCTAAACTTGGCTTGTCGCATGTACCTATTATATCTGAGAATACTACACTGCAGGCTACTACAATTGCACAACTAATCGAAGAAGCTGAAGGTAAATCTGTGCTTAACGGCAGTAGTCGTGAAGGTCTAGTATATAAAAGTAACACAGTACATGATCGTTCTTGGAAATGCGTTAGCAATTCTTGGTTACTTAAAAATGAATAGGAGTTAGTTTGGCTGCATTTATTAGACACACAAGTTGCCCCAAGTGTAATAGCAAAGATAATCTTGCTGTTTACGCTGATGGTAGTTATTTTTGCTTTAGTTACTGTGGGTATAAATCGGTAAGCGAAGATTTCAAAGAAGCAAATAAAAAGAGTATTATTAAAGTTCGCTCTAGCATTAAAAAGGAAATAGAAAATATGGAAGTTAAACCTAGTAGTAAACCTGCAATGACACCAGAAGAAAATGCAGAAATTAAATCTGAAACTTCTGTTAAGGCAAAAGGCTTTAGGGGTATTTCTGATGGCACATATTCAAAATTTGGTGTTCGTCATGCATTTGCAGAAGATACTGGAAAGGTAATTGAACAATACTATCCTTGTACTCAAGATGGACAGCTCGTTGGATATAAGGTTCGTGAAGTGCCTAAAAACTTCTACTCAAGGGGTCGAACAGGAGCAGACTGTGAATTATTCATGCAGTTCAGGTTCAATCGTGGTGGTAAGTATGTAGTCATTACAGAAGGTGAAGTTGATGCTTTATCTGCATACGATATGTTATCTGATTACAATAAGAGTAAAGGATGGGATTTTGAAACTGCTGTTGTTTCTCCTACTACTGGAGCTGGTTCATATAAACAGATTGCAGGTCAGTATAAGTTCTTTGATTCTTTCGATAACATTATTATTGCATACGATAATGACAAGGCAGGACAAAAGGCAACAGATCGACTTCTTAAAGTACTACCAAAAGGAAAAGTAAAGATTATGCCTATGCGTTTTAAAGACGCTAACGAATATTTAGATCAAAACGCATCTTCTTCTTTTGTGAGTGATTTCTATAGTGCTAAAAAGCAAGTACCTGTTGGTGTTCTTGCTTCTAGTAAGTTATACGAACGAATCATGGGTCAGTCTGCAGTATCTAAGATCCCTTTTCCTCCTTTTATGCAGAAGCTTAACGAGTTGTTTGTAGGTGGTATGCCATTAGGACACATTGTAAATATTGCTGCAGATACAGGCGTGGGTAAAACAACTCTCGTAAATGAATTAATTTATTATTGGATTTTTAATTCACCGCATACTGTAGGGATTGTTTCAATGGAATTAGATGCAGGGCAGTATGGTGAAGTATTATTGTCTAGGCACTTAGAAAGAAAGATTGCTCTTATTGAAAGTCAAGAAGAAAAGATCGCCTATCTCAGTAGTCCGCATGTAGTTGAAAAGGCCAGAGAACTTACAATTAAAGAAGATGGAGACTCTCGCTTTTATCTTTTAGATAATCGTGACGGTACAATTGAAGAGATCCAGGATACGGTTGAAGAACTTGTGTCTGCTTGTGGGGCTAAGGTAATTGTTTTAGATCCACTACAGGACATCCTAGACGGCCTGAGTAACGAAGAGCAAGCGGACTTTATGAAGTGGGCCAAAGGCTTTATCAAAAGTCACGGAATTACTTTCATCTTCATCAATCACATGCGAAAGACACCTGCAGGTCAAAATGGAGCAGATAGTGAGCAAAACATTATGGGGTCCAGTACAATTATTAAATCATCATCTGCAAATATTCTGCTTAAACGGGATAAGATGTCTGAAAGTGAAATTTTAAGAAATAGCACAGATATTATTGTTACTAAGAACCGTATCTGTGGTCTTACTGGTTCCGCTGGCTCTATTTACTACGACAATGCTACACATACACTGCATAGCCTAGAGGAATGGCTAAGTAGTCACTGATAGTTGACTTAAGACCTAAAGTTGTGATAGACTTTGGGTCTTGTTTATTTGGAAGGAACACATGCGTTACATCATTGACATCGAGAGTACAAACCTACTACAAAATGGTTTAGATTACTCTTCTATGCCTTACACTTTAAAACCAGATTATAAAGTTTGGTGCGTAGTTGTGCGTAACATTGACACAAATGAAGTGCAATCGCTAGTAAAAGAAGAGATCACTTACAAGAATTTGAGCAGTATTTTAGAGGATTGTACGGAGCTTATCGGGCATAATATTGTAGCTTTTGACTTACCTGTTCTTATGCTCTATGGTGCATTAGACTATAGCGTAGGGTATCCAGATCAGAGTAGTACACTCTTTGGTAAACCTGTAACTATTACAGATACACTTCTGTGGTCAAAACTTTTAAATGCAGATAGACTTGGAGGTCATAGTCTAGATGCCTGGGGTAAACGTTTAGGAAATACAAAGGCGCACTTTAAGGAATGGGATCGTTTCTCTCAAGAAATGCTAGACTATTGCATTCAAGACACTAGCGTAAACCATTCAGTACTTACTGAAATTATTAAAGAGCAAGGTAAGACTGCTTGGAAAAGACCGTATAGTATGGAGGTAAAACTAACCGACCTTACTCTACGACAGGAACTCTTTGGTTTTGACTTTAACGTAGAACTGGCACATAAAAACGTAGCTGAACTATCTGGTTTTATGCAGGGTATTGCAAAGACCGTTGATCCTCTATTACCTAAGAAACGCATGACACAAGGCAACGCAAGTTTCTACCAGTTACCAAAGATCCGTTTCAAAAAGAATGGCGAAGTATCGTCTAATCTCATTAAGTTCTGTGAAAAGCTGGGTGCTGTACTATCAGAAGACCACCAAACTATTTTATATGATAATAAAGCATTTCCTATAACCACAGAAGTACCTCTAAAAAGTGAAGAGGAAGCAGATATTGAAGATATCGATGTAGTTAAGAGTTATTTACTAACACTGGGTTGGATTCCGTCAGAAGTAAAAGAGCGTGATATCGTAAAGAAAACAGATAAAAGTCTAAGAGATTATGATGGTATCATTGAAGCGATTGATAGGTATGTAAAGCAAACAGAGAACTCTGTATTTCGTGAGTTGCGCTTAGACTTCTTAGGTGTACGCATGGACAATCTTCGTGCATTTCTTATCAAGAAGATTAACGGTACAAAACCTATTTACTTACCAACTACACCTAAACTAACTGTAGGATTAGAAAAAGAGATATGCCCTAATCTTATTGCACTTGGTGAAAAAGGTGATTTCGTAAAAGATGTAGTGCATTATTATACCTACAGGCATCGAAAGAACTCTATCTCTGGTGGTGCATTAGATGAAGATGGCGAGCCTATGACTGGTTTTCTAAGCGCAGTACGCGAAGATGGTCGTATACCTACACCTGCAGATACTTTAGGTGCAAACACTGGGAGATACCGCCATAAGATTGTCTGTAATGTACCAAGGGTTACTTCTTTGTACGGGGAACAGATGCGTAGTTTATTTGGGAGTGGTAAAGGCTTGTGGCAACTTGGGTATGACTTTGCTTCACTAGAAGCTAGGGTTATGGGACACTATGTACTTCCTTATACTGATGGTGTAAATCTTGCAGATGCACTAGTCGCAGAAAAACCTAATGATATTCACAGTATTAATGCAGGTAAACTAGGTATTGATCGTACATCTGCCAAAAGTTTTTCATATGCAGCCATTTACGGCGCTCAACCTAAAAAACTATCTAAGATGCTAGGCATCAGCGAAGCAGAGGGTCAAGCGTTATTTAAAGACTATTGGGATGCTGTACCTGCACTGAAGGAATTAAAAGAACGTGTAGAACAAAGATGGGAAGCAAGTGGCAAGAAAAGCATTCCGGGTATTGACGGTAGGTTGCTATCAACCCGAAGTAAGCACAGTCTTATTAATGTACTGTTTCAATCTGGTGGTGCTATTGCAGCTAAGTGGTCTGCTGTGCGTCTAGCTCAAGCAATGGAAGATGAGGGTATTTTAGGTGATCCTTTTAAGCACAGTAAAAAAGATGTTAAAGTCTGGTGGTTGATCCACATGCACGATGAACAACAGATGGCATGTCATCCGAGCCTACTAAAGATTAAATCTTTTGAGTCTGAAGAAGAAGCTAAAGAATTTTGCAAGTTAAATGCAGGTTGTAGTGCTATCGGTCACGGTTCAAAGGGTGCTTACGTAGGTTTGAAGACCTTACCCGTAGATTGCATTGAGAAAGGTATCAAACAAGCTTGCAATGAATTGAAACTCCGTGTAGACTTAGGCTTTGAATACATCCCCGGTGCAAATTGGGGGCAATGCCACTAACGTAAACGCAGCAATGCTACAATGCAGGAGGACATGACTTACACCTACAAATACAATGAAGAATATGGTACACTACAGCAAATAGACGAAAATAGTGTACTAAAATCTAGCCTGAGTATGCCAAAGAGTGATCTAAATAGCATTGCTCAGTTGAACATAAAAGAAAATATTTTACGTAAAGTTGCCACAGATGTGAAAATTATTGTATAATCTCTTTAGTTGGCTTGATCACCAACAACTCAGAGCTGAGATTGAGCTACTATCGGGTGCAAAGCCCGTCCAAATCTACGGTGTTCGTTCAAAGGATAGGACAAGATTCTTCTAAAATCTTAATAGAGGTTCGATTCCTCTACGCCGTACCAGTTATGCAACTGTAGCTCAGTGGTAGAGCAGGAACCGACTCATGGCGAAGGGCCAAATGCAGTCGGGTAAACTAAGCCGTTGGTTCGAGTCCAACCAGTTGCACCAGTAAATTAGTCCCGGTAAGCCTGTTGCTTGTATCCCTAAAGTTAGCGGCTCAAACCTCCGAAGCGGGTGCAATCCCCGTTAACCTCTAAGTGCAAACTTAGAATTGTAAAAATACAGTAGTGATTTGCGATACTACGTAGGATTTCTAGCATGAGGACTGTCGTCCAAAAAAGCGCAACGATAAATTTCTCTTACGTGCGCAAAAAGACACTATAATACTGCTTAGGGGCAGTTGTTATAGTTCAGTATATTTCAGGTTGGACAGTATTCGCGGTACTGTTATTTGGGATGGCGATTTAGTGTTTGTTCACTGAGGGGTACCATCTAAGATACGGAATATACTGAACTATAATTGCGACAGTAGCTCAACGGAAGAGCAGGGTACTCATAATGCCTTGGTCGTGGGTTCAACTCCCACCTGTCGCACCAAATAAAGGAGTAGTATGCAAAATTTATTGATAGGCTCTAGGGCTTTAGCCTATTGGAATAAAAACCTCCAGATAAGTTCTAATGCAGATTGGGACATAATTAGTGATAAGCCCATTGAAGGTGCTGAGTGGCACGACAGTAAGTTTCTAAACAATGCAGAGTTTGAACAATTTACGAATAGCAGCGATGTTATTGAATTTAACAATAACAAGGTTAGTGTTGTAAATATTTTTGGCTTGTCGATTATTAAAAGAAGTCATCTATGGCGTAGTCTGAGTTTTCAAAAGCACATTACACATTACCATAAATACCTGACAAATTTTAAACGCAAGCAATATAATTCATATATGGAACAAATATTGCAAGAACGTATTTTACTTACAATGCAAGCATATCCGCAAGCATATCCAAGGTTAAATAAAAGAGTAGATGAATTTTTTGACGACTATGTAACAAAAAAATATAATCACGACTATTTACACGAACTAGTCGCTTACTATGATAAACCACTGTATACTCGTATGCAACACAATCCAGACAGAGCTTGGTGCGATAAAGATCTCTGGAATGATCTAGCACTGGAAGATAAAACAAAATGCATTGCTGAAGAAGTACAAGTAATTGCAATTGAAAGATTCATGGTGCCAAACGATTGGAAGTACTCTGTAAGACTTGCATATATAAAATCTTTAGATAAGGTATGTACTACTCTGTGCAGTGGTTGGTTTCGTGATCACGCGATTGACTACTATCCAGAAGTTTTAGCTTTATGTGATACACTAAGAATTGCCAAGATTAGAAAGGAACTTGAACTTCAATATACTTACTTAATTTAAATGTCAATGTTTAATAAAATTTATACATAAAAAGGAAATATAATGCTAAATAATAAAGTAACTGAAATGCTAAATAACGCTGATAATAACGTTCTAAAAGAAATGTATGGTCGGGATTTTAATTGTAAATCTGATGCATACGATAGTGAAAATACTGCAGCTTTTAAGTTAAAATTAAGGGCTGAAAATATTGCTGTATTGTTAGAAGCTGAATATGGAGGCGAAGGTGAAGGAGAGGAATTCTGGACAGTGTACTCCTTTACTAGAGGACTTGAAGTAGTATTAATTAAGCTAGATGGTTATTACCTATCCTATGACGGCTGTACTTACAAACAATTCTACGAAGTCTATCCCAAGCAAAAATTTGTAACAGTATATGAACAGAGAGCTTGACTTATTTTTGCAAATTTGTTATAATTTAATTTACAATTAAGATTAATTGTACTAGTCCATCTAATATGGGCGGCTATTGACATTAACCGCTCTAATATGATCTAATATAGTCCGCAACCTAAACATCCTTGAAAGGGAAATAAATGAACAAACTAACTGGAACTCTTCTTTACGTGCAATTGAATAAACCAACAAAAGCTTTTTTTAAAGCAGGAGAGGATAAAAAACCAGACGAATGGAAAGCATCTGTAGCGATTGTAGATGAAGACATTATCGATGAATTTGAAGACTATTGCAAAACTGTAGATGCAAAAGTATCTGTAAAGAAGGTAAAAAGTACAGAGTTCAAAGCTACTTATAAAGTAGATGCACCAGAAGGCGCAGGTAAAAATCTGTGGGTTGTTACTTTCCGTAAATCCACTGAGCTAGGAAAAACTGGCCGCGCTGTCCCCGATCAGTATAAGCCAAAAGTATTCGAGAAGATTAAAGACATTTTAGTTGACGTAACAAATACGAAACTACCTGCAAATGGATCTATTGGTTCAATTAGTATTGATGAATTTACACGCGATAATGGAACAAGTTCAATGTACTTAAAGAATGTTCTTGTTACTAAAATGATTGAATATGTACAGGAAGAGTCTGAAGTATATATTCCAGGTAACGAGTTTAGCGAAGAAGTCCACGAAGTAGCGGCAATTGAAAAGACCCAAGTAAAAAATAAACCTGTGACAACACCTGCGGTTAAAACTAAAGCTAAAGCTAAGGTTGAAACCGAAGATTTTGATGATGATATCCCATTCTAATAGGAAAGTAAATAATGAATAAACCTCTTATGAAAGTGTTAAGTATCCTACTTATAGTATTCCTGGTAATTCTATGTCTTATTTTTATACCTTTAATTACAATCTGGGCACTAAATACACTATTTCCTATTCTAGCCATCCCATATTCATTTTATAGCTGGTTAGCTGTAATTGTTATGAATGCAACGTGGATGTACAAACCTTCTTTTTAAAAGGACTTAATATGCAAAATCAAAATACTACCCCAAGTACCCTTCAAAGTAAAGAAGCAATTGCTCGCCTAGTAAAGCTTTATACACAAGAACAATCTCTCGGTGAGGAAATCAAGGAAGTTAAAGATGCATGTAAAGCTGCAGGTTTTGATCCTTCTGTGCTAAGTGCAGTAGCTAAAGCTATCGTAAAAGATGGAGTAGATAAACTAGTAGAAAAATCAGAGCTTACTTTAGAAGCTGTTCTAGTAGCACGTAGCTAACTTATTACCCCTTCGGTCAAAAGCTGAAGGGTTTTTCTTTAAGGAGAACTATGACGGAAAGAATTCTAATTATTGACGCTGACCTTATTGCTTATAGATATGCAGCTGCTAATGAAACTAGAAGTATTAATGCCAAGCATTTAAAATCAGGTAAAGAAAAAGTATTTAAGAATAGAACTGAATTAAAGACCTTGCTAAAAGAAAAAGGCTTTGAGTTTAATGCAGATAAATATTCTATTCAGGATGTTCAGACAGCTTCTTCTATCACCTTTGCATTGCGAAACGTGAATGGTCTTATTAAGCGTTTAACAGAGCATACGTGGGCCGATAAGGTTGAGCTATATCTTGGATCTGGGAAAACATTTAGACACGACCTACCTCTACCTGTGGCATATAAAAACAATAGATCAGATTTGTTAAAACCATTACAATTACAAAATGTAAGGCGCTATATGCAAGTAAAGCACAAAGCTGTGCTTATCCGGCACATAGAAGCAGATGATATGTTGAGTATACGTGCTTACGAAGAGTTAGCTAAGGGTAACTATCCTATTATTGTTTCTGCAGATAAGGATTCGCAACAGTCCCAGGGTATAGAAGTATTAGACTTTACGAAAGACGATTGGCAAGGTAAGGTTATACCTATTGTTGGATCTTTAACAAAAGTTAATAATGCTATTAAGGGGGATGGCTTAAAGTTTCTAGCCTTTCAAGTCCTAGCAGGAGATACCGCAGACACCTATAAAGGTTATGAATTATCTGAACTAAAATACGGACCTGTGAAAGCTATGAAAGCCCTAGATAGTGCAAATACAGAGCAAGAAATTTTACAGGTATTAATAAGTGAATTTAAACTTTTGTATCCAGATCCATTTACTTATTTTGACTGCCACAGTGTAGAACACACAGAAGTAGATTGGTTTGATATGCTGCAAATGTATTGGCAATTAGCGTATATGAAACGCAGTATAGATGATGATAGTAGTTTTGTTAGATTTGCTTCGGAGAAAGGTATATATGTCAAATGAAAAAGAGCAACTAGTTTATAGGCTAAGGAAACGAGCAGAAATTCGCAGGAGTATTTCTGAGCGTAAATCAGTACAGGAAAATAAACCCGACAGAATCTCCGAATTACTAGAAGAAGCTGCAGATGAGATTGAAAAACTAACTTCTATTTCTGCTGAGCTTGAAGAAACTGTTAAACGGCTGTTGCTAAGAGAAGATGCAAACGACCATTGATTTATACAATGCAGCAGATGTTAGGAAAGTAAGAGAGTTCCTAACAAACGAGCAGAATAATAAATGTGCAGTAACTGGCATAGAGATAGCAGCTAAACAGCATGTAACCGACCATGCGCACGATGAAACACAACTAGTTCGTGGAGTATTACACAGGCAAACTAATAGCTTTCTTGGTAAAGCTGAGAATGCTTTTGTAAGACTAATCGCATGGTGGTATCCGAATGATCTACCAACCCTATTAAGAGAGTGTGCAGAGTACCTGGAAAAAGAACCAGACTTACGCTACCGACATAACGGATGGATCAAAAAGATAAATACGCAATTTAATAAGCTCAAAGAATCTCAGAAAGACTCTGTACTTGCTAAACTTGGTAAACCACCTGGAAAGAATGCAGTAGAGCGTAAAAAGATGTTTCAATCTGCTGTGTTAACTAAGAAGTTTAGCTATAGCGTAATCTGTAGTTTTATCAATAAAGAAAGAGTCACAACTTTTTAGGCTCATTTAACAAAGGACTGGTATGAAAATCCGAGTAATCAGGTGCAGTGATCCATTGCTATGGTACGCTAGCCACATAGGTCAAGAATTTGATGTAGCTTTCGTAGACCAGAATTCTTACTGGAGTCGAGAAGTAGATGGTGTATTCAATTGTTTAAATTGGTTGCACAAAGAAGACGCAATTATTACAGAAGGAAATGCAGAATGAAATATTCAAAAAATACGATTAACTTAATTAAATCAATGCAAAGCTTAGGATTATCTTCACGAAAGATTGCAATGCAATTAGACATCAGTAAGTCAGGTGTCAATGATCTTTTTAAGCGAAAAGCTACACTGCTATGTGAGCAAGAGGCTGAAGATTCTAAGGGTAAACAACCTCGTATTCTTATCTTCGACTTGGAGACGGCAGCTGCCACTGCTCTCACATTCGGAAGATTTAAGGTGAACTTGTCTCAGGCTAATATTCTAGAGAATGGTGGTTGGATTCTTTGCGCTTGTTGGCGCTGGTTAGGACAAGAAGAGGTAGAATCACTGTGGCTCTCACCACAAGAAGTTGCTGAGTGCGATGACAGCAGGATTGTGGAGCGATTATTTGAACTATACGAAGAAGCTGATGCTGTACTAGCGCATAATAGTCTAGGCTTCGACCATAAGGTTCTACAGGCAAGGGCTATCTATAATGGATTTCCAGCTTTACCTTTGGTTAAAGTATTAGATACACTTCAACTAGCACGAAGATACTTAAAGCTCCCAAGTAATCGTTTAGACGCAATCGGTGAGTTCTTTGGCCTTGGACGGAAGATTGACACAGGTGGTATTTCTCTGTGGAAGGAAGTTCAATCTGGAGATAAAGAAGCTATGGCTAGGATGCTTGAGTACTGTAAACAAGACGTTAATTTGTTGTACGAGGTTTACCTACGGACTCGTCACTTGGGGCGAGCAGGTTCAGACTTTAATGCAGCCTTGTACTACGACGATGATAAGGTTCGTTGCCGTGTTTGTGGAAGTACTGATGTCTACGAGACTGGTCGTACTACAGAGACAGCACTGAATTCTTTCGCTGAAGTTCGTTGTAATAGTTGTGGTGCTGTTCATCGGCATCGTCAGGCTAAGACAACAAAAGAAAAACGAAAAAACTTGTTGATGTAAAGCAACTGTGATATACTTATATCGTAGACCGAAAGTAACAATCTAAACATAAACCCCCGGCTAATAACCGGGGATTTTTACATTAAGGAATAAGTAATGACACAAACTTGGATCAAATGGTTAGTAAATAATAGCATGCGATTTGTTGTATATTTTGTTTGGTTTTTAGTGCTACCGCTATATCTTATTGCATATGCTAAAGACGCAGCTAGTGACGCCTCTAATGATCTTAAAAAAATTCAAAAACTCAAGAAGGATTAATATGCAGGAAGAACCTACCAACCAAGTTAACGATTATAGTATAGAAGACTTTCAGATTGATTGTTATGCATTTAATGAAATTGCAGAAAAGCATAGTCTTACAAGTTTAAAAGATATTACATTACAGTATGAACTGATAGCAGAAGAGACTCAAGAGATTAAAGACAAGGGTATTGACTTCAACGACCCGACAGAGGTTCTAGATGGTGTGCTTGACGTTATGGTAACTGCTCTAGGCTTACTACAGAAATTAGAATATTTAGGTATAAACGTAAATAAAGCTATGCAAGATACTGCATATAATAATTTAAGTAAGTTTCCATATTCAGAGGATATAGCGATTTCTACCGCACAGCACTACGAAACCAAGGGTGTTAAAGTAAAAGTAGAGTATAACTCAAGCTACGATCTTTTTGTAATTAAGAATGAATCTGATAAGGTTATGAAACCAACAGGATTTGAAAGTAATAACCTAGCTAATTGCATACCACTTAACTTACTTATGGATGGATTTAAATATGACTAATATGCAAAGTACTACACAAGAAATTAAAGAATGGCAGCACCCAAGTAGTTCTAAACTGGATACTACACAGCAACCTATTGGTACTAAATACGACCAAGACAAACTGCAATATACTCTAATTCCACCTAAAGCACTAGAAGCTGTAGCTCGTAACCTAACCATAGGACTGAAGAAGTATAAAGAGCGTGACAACTGGAAAAAAGTGCCCAATGCAAACCAGCGATATCTAGATGCACTTTACAGGCATCTGGAGGCCCATAGAAGCGGTCAGTTGTATGATGTTGATAGCAGTGACCCAACTATGCCGCATATGGCTGCAGTGGCTGTAAATGCCCTATTTTTACTTGAATTTATGCTAGACCCCAACTTAAAGGAAAAAGAATGATTACTACTATATTATATATTTGTCTAGCTTTAAGCGTAACTACATTTGTGCTTATCTATTTAGCTATTCTGAAAATAATTTATGAGAATAAGCAACTTTATGCTAGTCTAAAGAAAGATAAAGAAAACCTTGATTTAACTAAAACCCTGTGATAGAATCACTATTCTCTTAATTTTAAAGGTAGTAAATGAATAAAAAAATAAAGCACCCTGTCCGCCCTAATGCTATCGTTGCTCTTTGTGTTATCTCAGAGTCGGAAATCTCAAGAGTAATGCCAAATTACAGCGCAGAGTTTGAGAACGAAGAGATTAAATTTAAGAGTTTCCTTTATAACTTAGGTATGGACATTAATAAGCCGTTTCAACGCCAAGATGGTCTTCAGCATCGTAATCGATTGAATGAAGTGGTAGTCTGTAGTAGGTGGGTGGGAGAAGAACGACTAGACGAAGCTTGGATTTATAGCAGTTACGCAAGTAAATCTGCTATTGATAAAGCAAGTGGAAGCAAGTTAACAGAAGACTTGTACCGCGCAAGGTATGAGACAGAAGACGCGCAAAATATGTTAGAAGCACGAGAACGATATAATACAACAACTGAGGAAGAATAATGCTAGAAAAGCACTTATTGCCAATTAACGAACGACAAGAACCCGTAGAATTTGCAGATCAACAACTGAAAGTATTCTGGTTGCCTGATGAGATTAAAGTAGAAAAAGACGTACAAGATGTACTTGTAAACTTTACACCAGCCGAGAAACATGCAGTTATCACTACGCTAAAGCTGTTCAGTATCTATGAAACACACGCAGGATCTGAGTATTGGGGTGGAAGATTTAAGAGTATCTTTGATGGTGCTGAGTTTCATAGAATGGGTTCAGTATTCTCTATGTTTGAGCTTGCAGTTCACGCTCCATTCTACAATAAGATTAATCAATTACTACATATTGATACACCTGAGTTTTATACTTCATATTTAAACGATCCAGTACTGAAGCAACGAGTAGAGCATATTGGTGAAATTATTGCTCACCCTGATAACCTAATCTCACTAGCTGCTTTCTCAATGGTAGAAGGTGTTATTTTATACTCTTCGTTTGCATTCTTGAAGCACTACCAATCTCAAGGTAAGAATAAGCTAATGAATATTGTACGTGGAATTAATTTCTCCGTTAGAGATGAAAATATGCACTCTGTTGGTGGGGCTTGGTGTTTTAAGTACAGACTAGAACAGATTAAGTCAACTATGTCTGCTGTAGAATTTGAAGAGTATACTGCTAGTATTGAAAAGCAAGTAAGAGAAGTAGCCCAAAAACTATATGAGCATGAGTGCCAGATAATTCATAAGTTATTCGAGCAAGGCGAAATTAAGGGTATTACTGCACATCAACTTGAGAACTTTGTACAGTCTAGAGTTAACGAGTGTTTAAAGCAATTAGGCTTTGCTAAACAATATGATGTAAAATACAACCCAATTTCTGAATGGTTTTACAAGGGTATTAACAATTATACGTTCAATGACTTCTTTAGTGGTATGGGTAATCAATATCACCGCAGTTGGGATAGTTCACAATTCGTATGGAAAAAGGAAATAAATGAGTAATATCTATAAAGAACTAAGCGAAGAACGTAAAGAACTACAGTTGAGAGGTTTAGTACCCCAGTGGTATACTACTGCAGGTTATCAGATGTTCAAAGAAAAGTACGAATATGAAGTTGAAGGTCAATCTGTTCGTGGGCAGTTCGAGAGAATTGCCAAGACCGCAGCAAAGCATTTAAAAGGTACTTCCTTTGAAGAAGCCGCAGAAGGTAAGTTTTTCGATCTGCTATGGGAAGGCTGGCTTTCAGCTAGCACCCCCGTGTTGGCAAATATGGGAACTAGTAGGGGTATGCCTGTATCTTGCTCTGGGACTGTAATAGAAGACTCTGTGGATGGTTTCTACAGTAATCTACGCGAAGTAGCCCTGCTTACTAAATATGGATTTGGCACGGCTACAGATTTAAGTGCAGTTCGTCCTAGAGGATCTAAGATCAGTATCGGTGGAAAAGCAAGTGGTGTATTACCTGTAATTAAGGAGCACGTAAACGCCATGCGTAATATCGCCCAAGGAACTGCTAGACGTGGTGCCTGGGCCTTCTATTTGAACATTGAACACGGTGATTTCCATGAGATTGCAGATCATATATTAGCCGAACCAGATGATTTAAATGCAGGGTGGGTAATTAAACAGTCTTTTATTGCTGCACTGGAAAATGGAGATAAAGAGGCAACTGAACGTTTTCAAAAGGCAATGAAGATTAAGATGGTAACTGGTAAAGGTTACTTCTTCTTTATCGACAAAGCTAATGCTAAACGACCTTTGACTTACCAACATCACGACTTAAAGATCAACAACAGCCAACTGTGTTCTGAGATCATGCTATTCAATGATGAAAACCACACCTATACTTGTGTACTGTCATCTATGAACGCAGCAAAGCGCAAAGAGTGGAAAGGCACAGATGCCCCTTATTGGGCTACAGTGTTTCTAGATTGCGTAGCATCTGAGTTTATAGAGAAAGCTCGAAACGTAAGTGGACTTGAAAAAGCAGTAAGATTTACTGAAAAGAGTAGGGCACTTGGTTTAGGTCTTTGTGGTATTCATACTTTATTCATGCAAGAGATGTTTACGTTTGAGAGTTTTGATGCTCATATTCTAAGTCAAGAAATTTCTGCAGATATCTGGGAGCAAGCTGAGAAAGCTACAAAAGATATGGCAATTGTGCTTGGTGAACCTGAGTGGTGCAAAGGCTTTAATCGTAGGAATAGCCACACTATTGCTATTGCCCCTACTAAATCTACTGCGCTATTGATGGGTGGTGTCTCAGAGGGAATCAATCCAGATCCTGCTATGAGTTACAATCAGATGACAAGTGCAGGTGAGATTGATCGCTTAAACCCTGTACTACTTGAGCTGATGAAGAACAAGGGTGTTTACTCTAAGAAGCACGTGCAAGAAATTACCGACAAGCAAGGATCAGTACAGCATGTCAGTTGGCTAGATGATGTTGAAAAACAAGTATTTAAAACTGCTTTTGAAATCAACCAGAAAGCTGTGTTAAGATTAGCCTCTGCTCGAAGTAGATATATTGATCAGTGGCAGTCTTTGAACTTATTCTTTGCTGCTGATGAAGATCCGGCATGGATTGCTGAAGTGCATTCTGAAGCTTTTCGTGACCCTAATATCTTAGCTTTGTACTATATTTATACACAGGCTGGAGTACAAGCTAGTAAAGGCGAATGTGAAGCCTGCCAGTAATAAATGTAAAATACAATGCAATAAAATGCAATATAGCGACATCTAAGCAATTAAAAGTACTATAGCGTAATCTGCAGACGTAAAAATACCCGGAGTCCTGTGAAGGATATCCGGGTTTCTTTTATTTGTGTAGTCCTAAAATATATCTAGTTTTACCGTCTGTATTTTTAGCTGTCAGTACTTGGTTACGATTAGCACCTGCATTAAAACTGATATGAGTCCATGTATTAAATTCGTTTATTGCTTGATCAAATTCAATACCTAAAGTAATCAACTGCTGTACTACATCGTAAGGTTCTACACCTTGCACTACAATGTCTACTGCTTTACCTTGACTATGCTGGCTTGTTTTAACGCCTCCTACAGCTTTATTTACAGCTGGGCTACGGTAGCCGCTTGTAACTCTTAAGGAGAGGCCTAGAGCTGTTCTAAGCGGTTGTAGGATGTTTGTTACCAACTGCTGTAGATTTTGCACTACTTCTTCAGTTGGTTCATTAGAAATACCCAATTTAACAGCAGATGCAGATTGTGTAAATTCTCCTAGAGAGAAGTTCTGAGATAGTTGCATATTAAATCCTTTATTTAGTTAGCTTACTAATAGTATCATCTTTATTCTGAGAGCTTCTAGAAGAGCCTCTGTGAAAGTTAATGATAGTACCAGTTAAAGTCCAGAGCGAACCTAATGCCATATAAACTAGCTCTTTATTCTCTGCAGGAACTCCTTGAAAGAAAGCTAACCAAGACACAAGTACAGCAGCACCTACTACTATAAAATCTAAAATATAAGCTGAATTCTTAGATAATAAAGATGCACTAACTGCCTCTTGAATACGAGCATTCATGTTACGAGCATCTGCAGTATTTTTAAGATTCAATTCTTCTTGAAATTCTTCGTGCTTTAATACTGCTAGTTTTAATTCTGCAATCTTTTCTGCAGACATATCAGGTTCAAGTTTAATACCTGTTTTCTCTTCTACGTAATCTAAACCTTTGTCTACTACAGCTTGGGCTACTTTATGCAGATTATTAGATAGAAGAGAACTGATTACACCCGCTAAGATTGGTAACATATATTATATCCTTACATGCCTATGATTATTTTAAGTACATTAGTTATACCCATAGACTGAGATAGAACTACAAATACAGCACCCATTGCTAAATATTTAATCTGATTAAGTGTCTTCTCAATGCTGCTTAAAGCCCTACGTAGATCTGTAGAAATATCTTGAAGCTTTTTTAACTCCTGTGCATGATCATCTACTTTTATTTCGAGCTTTATAACTCGGTGTTCAATTTGTTCTGACATAGTGGTTAGTATCCTTAGCGGCTGAGATAGGAAGAAGTTATAATCTGTAATAAAAAATAAACCTGAGATAGTTACTATTTTATAAGTAGTATCTCAGGTAAAGTTGAACTATTATAGCATAACTATTCTAGTAAATCAAGGTTTAAGCTGACATTGAGTCACTTTTAACACGAGATGTAGAATAACTATTTATCATTACTTTATTCTCTAGATAAAATATCCTCTATTACTGCAAGCTGGCGTATCTGTACATCTCTTATCTTTATGCCACTTTCTATATACAGATTTTGTAATATACCACTTATTGCAGAACCTTTAATGGTTTCAGTCATAAGTACTTTTCTAAGCCCCTCAGATAGATCTGATGTACACTGCTTATCTGTATTCGTATGCACAAACAAAGCAGACCAACCGAGGTCTTCAATTTCTGCGTAACCCTGTTCCCTAAGTGTCGCTATGTTTTTTTTACCAACCAAGCTATGCTTAGGTGCTGCAATGATTCGGAGACTCCCACTATTAATTAGCCCACTTATTAAGGGGTTATCTGGGGCTGCCACTATGTAGTCTAGGCGTCCAGCAACGAGGTCAATGACTACTTGCCCAATACTTTTGTATTTAACTACTTCTGTTTTTGTAGCTAAACTTTTATCCAGCAGCTTAATAGTAAGGTAGTGACTCTCTGTAGCCCCTCCACCAAAAAGCCCTTGCTTTGTTATGCCTGCATCTACCAGGTCCTTAGCGGTGAAGATATCTGACTTTGTGCTTACAAGTACTGCTAACGGTACTTGTATTAGTCCGTGGACAGGCGTTAAACCGCTAATCGGGTCTAATTGAGAACTAGCATGTGTAGCTTTAAGGTAACCCAGAGTAGCACCAGCAACTAGTGCTGTGCTGCAGTTAGCTGGTAAATTTGCAAACTTGTTTAGACCTATTACGCCGCTTGCACCGGGTACGTTTACCACTACTACAGGTCTTCCCAACTCCTTCCCAAGCAGGGGTGCTAAGTATCTTAGGGCTACGTCAGTAGAACTTCCGACTCCAGATAGCGTCATTAGTGTTAGTGGCGAAGCTAGTAAACTTGCCGAACTAAATAATAGTAAAAAAACTAAAAAGTATTTTTTATAATTCAAGTTAGCCTCCATTTTCAATATAATTAAATCTAGCCTGCACTTCTGTTTTTGTTAAGCCTATACCAGCAACCTGTACAACATCCCCTGTACTGTTAAACCTACGTGGAAACAACTGTGCAGCATACAGGTCTACCACATATATTGCGGGTATAGGTGTAGCATGGTAGCCCCTAGCCTCATAGTATGTTTGCTGTTTCTTTGGTTTATGTATGTCCATCATATGCGCTATAGCCTGATCAAGAACAGGGTGTACTGCAGCAAAAAAACGAACATGGGAATTGGCTGCACCTCGTGCGTTCCAATCTAGCAACGTCCACTTATTGTCGTACCACACAAACTGTACACTATGTAGTCCGTTTCTTAGCCCATACTTAGTACACACACCTTGCAGTAGAGTAGCTAGTTCAGATATATCGCCTGTGTATGGTGTAACACGTCCGAACTGGTTGACAGATGGCAACCTGTGCTCGTCAACAGACCATATAAGAGCCTCACTTTCACAATTAACTGCAATGTGAATATGGAGGCTCTTTATAGGGTAGCTTAAAGCTGGCTGGATAACATACTCACCATACAGCGGGTTAGGCTTTGCTTGTTCCTCCCAGAAAGATGAGTGCATGGAATCAACAAAAGCCGAAGGGGACTCCCAAGTACTATAAGCAATTCCGTTATCTTCCTTAGAATACGTTCGTCTACGCTTAACGAATATAGGTGTGTTTGGCAACCCTAATACGTCTTCCTTTTTTAGTGGAATAGTTACGGGCAGTGAGTCAAACCCTAGGGACTTCATATCTATTCTATCTGTTAGACTTAGTAAGACACCTGCAGTAAACGGTACGCTAACACCTGTGCTAGGGTAGGCAAGCATTTCGTACACATCTGTGTCTGATAAGAGTAAAACGTAACCAGCCAAGCTAATATCTGTAGTTATGTCAATACCGAGGTTATGCTGCAACCCATCTAGCGTATTTTTATTTAGTAATTGCATTGTATTTTGAGGTACATACAGCGTTTTTCGATTTGTATCGCTGGCAACGTAGGCACTGGGGGAATCAAATAGTGTTGATTTGATGTACGGCACCCAAAGACAGGTTGCTTCATCTAAGTACAGCCTTGGGTTTTTATTTGGCAAATAGAAAGCATCCCGTTCTGCATCATAAATATAACCTACCCTCGCAAAGTTTTTACGTATAGCTGAACCACCATCTGGTTTTCCGTCTGCACTATAATGCACTCCACCTCGGGTATCAATTGAGGTCTGAACCCAAGTATCGGTCTTTGGCATTTCGTCGATGAACAACTGTTCAGCCAGAATTACTTCGGTTACAGACCCCAATTCTACTTTTGCGTAATATGGCATATTTCTCCTTAAACTGTAAAAAAATTAAGCCACAACTGCAAATATATCTTTTAGTGCAACTGTAATAACTCTGGGAGTTATAATTGCAACTGGCTTTTGTAGATTTGTAATTGTAAATAAACCGTCGAAAGTGAAACCAATACTTGTACTTCCAAGCTCTTCTTTTAGCTCAAATACCCCTGTAATATCGTCTAAAGCCCAAACCATGCACGGTGTAGTTTCTTGTGGTATTTGAATTGTATTGTATGGAGGTAACCATGTTTCTGTATTTCCATCCCATATACAAATATTTTCAACTACTCCATCTTTAATTATTAAATAAGATTGCTCTGTCATATTTACCACCTTCAAAATTGGAAAACTACAATACCTTGCCTGCCAGCGCCGCCGCCGCCTGCGGCACCGCCAGCCTCCGGCTGGCCTTGTTTATTAAATCCGCCTGCTGAACCTCCTCCGCCCCCACCTCCTCCAGACCCATAACCACCCGCACCACCCGTGCCTCCGCTGCTTGCGGCAGATGTCCCAGCGCTAGCGCCCCCGCCAAAAGCAGCGTAGCCATGACCCCCGCCATAGAAACCGAAACAGCCTGCAGTATTTATCGATCCCCCGGAAGCGCCTCCAGATGCTGCGCTCGCAGTTGTAATACTCTGTGTCCCCGATGTTATTGTAGACGTACCACCTACCCCACCTACTGTTACGCTAATGGTTCGTCCTGCGGTTAATCCTGTAAGGAAACTAACAGCTACTGCGCTACCGTTACCACCTTTACCAGGTAGCCCCATACTATTTCCATAACCGAGGCTGCCGGTAGCACCATTAATGCCTCCACCGACAACGGTTGCAGTAACGCGTGTCACACCTGCAGGTATTGTAAACGTACCGCTGGAAGTAAACGCTTGCCCACCACCTCCGGCGCTACTGGCTACAGCAGCTGTACTTTGCGTAGTTGCGTCATTAAATGTAATGCTTGTATTACCTACAGTAATTCCCATATTTTTCTCCTTATGCGACAGTAAAGCCAGTTGTTTGGTTCATTATAAATTTAGTAACGCCTGCGTACTTAAACAGCAACTCAGCGCCTGCTTCTTCTACAGTCCAGTTGGATGTTAATACTCTGGTTGCGTTAGTAGCATTGGTTGCATTGGTTGCATTGGTTGCGTTAGTAGCATTGGTTGCATTGGTTGCAGTAGCTGCATTACCTGAGATACTAATGCCCCAAGTTCCGGTAGCATTAAGGCCCGTAGTACTAGGTGCTCCTATTGTATTATAACTAATAGTAGCACTAGAGCCACCGTTAAATGCACTACCACTTGCTGCACCTGCTCCTGTATTATTAAAGGTAGCGCTATTATTTAAGTTTAAGCTGATAGCTGCGCTGCCGTTAAAAGCTACACCGTTGATGTTTCTAGCGGTTGCTAGTACACTAGCAGTAGCTGCGTTACCAGATATATTACCTGTAATCTTAGCACCAGCCAGTGAAGTAATCCAATCAGGGTTTGCGTAAGAACCTGTAGTAACTACACCATTTGTAACTGTACCTGCATTACCACTTACACTAATAGCATAAGTTGCTGCGAGGTCGTTCCAAGCACTGCCATTATATTTCTGCCATTTACTTACTGCAGAACTCCATCGAATAGAGTTAGTAGGTACGTTTGTTGCTGAAGTGACAGCAGGGTCAAGCCCTACTGCCAAATCATCAAAGCGTAAATCTAATTCTGTTACGAAATTAGTGTAAGTACTAGTAAGTACTGGCTTTGAATGATCTGCCATATTTAATATCCTTTTATAGCCCAAGATGCAGAACCTGATACTCTAGCACCTGTATTATCGAATAGGTAAAGTTTGAATGATTGCGGATACAATGTACCAGCACCACTTGTATTTGCAGTTGTCATATTTACAACAAAAGTGTTTGATGTAGAAGACAATACTGTATAAACAGCAGTAATACCAGTACCACTAGAAAAATACAACTTAACTTTTTGACCTGCAATTAGCTCATGAGCAGTACTTGTTACAGTACAACTATTTGAGACAACAGAATAAGTAGTATTTAATATACTATCCTGAAAATCATAAACAGTAGTAATAGGGGTAGTTCCTGATGGTGATAATGTAATGCTCTGTACGTCGATAAACTCTTTATTAAAGTTAACAATAGTTCCTAGAGTATCTCCAGCTACGCCAGCTACACTTCCTGCATCGTTCTTTAGTTTAGAGTCCGCTCTAACAGAAAGCTCTGCAATTTCATATAGATCTTTATCTGTCGGTGCAGTTACAGTCAACCTTACCTTAACGTATCTGAAGTTTGTTCCATATACATCGGTAACTCCATTATACTCTACGAAGGTAGAGTTGTCAAGAGATAAACTTATTTTAGGTATTACTGTAGGGTTGCCTGCAATAATAGCCCCACGAGAGTTTAATACTACCCTGCTAGAAGATAAAACTACGCCAAAGTCAAAAGTCTCTTCATAGAATGCACTTCCATTTGTAGGTTGTACATAGATAGGGTAGCCTGCATTGACTTGTGCTTGTGGGCTTGCCCAGCTTCTTGTAGTAAAGTGCTGTTCAAAAGTCTCTGTAGTATTTACTGGTAGAGCTAAAACATTACCATCAAAAGAAGCAGAAGACTTAGTACCAGTGAAACTACTAAAGTATTCTCCATTGAAAGTAAAATCAGGTGGTTCATTTACTAGTGTAGTAATAGCAACTGGTGCGCTTTCAATAGCATCAGTATCTACAGCAGCTAACCAGTAGGTATACTCTGCTCCTACAATCTCTGTAATAGTAGTGAAAGCTCCCTTTTTATCTCCAATAACTGTAGCAGTTTCCCACACTGCACCTCTCTTAATTAACACATGGTCAATCGGAAGAGAAGTCCTTTGGGGTAAAGTCCAGAAAAGCATAACTGTATTATCAATTACTTGTGCTCTTGCATCAGACACAGGATCTGGCGCTGCCTTAGTAACTAACTGAGAAAAACCTGAAGATTTATTCCCATGAATATCTACTGTTTTAATAGTAAATAATCTTCCACCAACCCAATCCGCTGCAATGGTAATAGTATTACCTTTTACAGTTTTTACACTACCGTTGTAAGTTAACTCATAGTAGGATATATCAAACTCAGAGGCTGTTACATCGTTCCAATTTAGATTAACTGTAGCACTTGTTAGAGCAGTATCTTCATAGTCAAATGAAAATGATTCGATATTTGAAGGTGTAGGAAGAGAGTAAGAAACACTTGTAGGATTTAAGCTATAGTTTCCAGCTGAATCAACTGCTTTAACATAGAGTGTAAAGGCAGTATTATACTGTATAAATGCACGGTTAGCATCTCCATAGAAAAGCCTACTTATATCGTTAGAACCCCAACCACTATCTGAATCTCTGACTTCATATGTATATACATCTAGTTCTGGATTATTATCCCATGTTAGAAGTAACTGACCACTTGACTTATCCGAGAATACTTTGAAATTTGTTACATCTGAAGGTGGGTTAGTCTTTCCTACTACTGTATGATTAGAGTAAGAACTCCAGTTCCCAACAATACCATTACGACCCACATATCGCATTCTAATCTTATAAGTACTGCCCTCTTGAACGTCACCAATAGATGCAGAACCTTTTTGATACGGAACAAAGATAGATCTAAAGTTTAAGCCTGCAGTAGCTGCTAATAGGTCATATTGTACTTCTACAGATTCTACTACGGCAGGAAGCTGTGATGCGTTTACATATGCAGCTGCAATTCTATACTGAAATACACCCTTAGATATTCTCTCCATTACTGATTCATCACTTACAAATCCAGTGATCTGTGGAACCTTATTACCAAAATTCTCAACTTGTAATCTAGGCGGCAACGTTATCTGAGATTCAAATACAACAGCTGCAGTTAGGTTTAAATACTGAGTGTATATATTATATTCAGATGTTACGCCATAATCTACTAAAGTAAGTCTAGCTGAGTTATTTGCAGAAGGTTCGATACCTATTACAATACAGTCTTGAGCCTCTTGTTGTAATTCTCCAAATAAGAATAGATCCAGTACATCAGCTTCTGTTGTAGTCACTGCAGTAGTTAAATCAACTTCATTATAGTAACCATCTATAGTTTTAGCTACAAGAGTTCTTACTGTAGAAGCACCTAGTTTACTTCTAAATCGTAGGGTATAATTAACACCCGCTTGCATTGGAAGATCTTCGTCTAGCAGTAGCTTAGTACTTGATAACCTAGTTTTAATTCTACCGGAACCTAAACCCCACATTGGGACATCGTGCATTACTTTCACACGGTCACCTCTATTACATACTAAGTATTCTATGTCAGAATTAAGAGTATAAACTTCTGGTCTGAGTTTAATCTGTGCCATATGCCAACGAGCATGATCGACAACTAGGCTGCGTTTAGTTACACCTGGAAGAGTAATGCTTTCAAATAATGTAGCATTTGTAGCTGTCTTACCTATATCATAAACAATAGTTTCTGATTCTTGGTAATCTCTATCTTCATCGTAGAATGTTACACGTAAACCTTCTGGACGTTTAGGCAATACTTTTGTAGCTTCAAAACCCCAAGAGTTATGTGGTGTAAAATGCTGAATTACATTTGGTTTAACTTCGTCTATAACTACTGTCCATTTACCATCAACAAGTGCAGGACTAGCTCTACCAGCAGCACAAATATCTCTGATAACTTCTAGTATACTTCTAGCTTCTCCTAATATACCGTTGTACTCAAAACCCATGCTTTGGCAGTAATTGTAGAAGTATTGCAACTGCGCTAGATTGATTTGAGTATTTGCGTTAGTAACCTTACGTGGGTTAGCTGGATGCTCTAGTACGTAGCGCATCAAAGCTGCTGGGTTATTTGTATTACCATCTACCCATGCAGTTCCATTCCAATCTTTACACCAAGTTTGGACTACTGCACTAATACCTTGAATGCTTCCATTTAGTTGCTCAGTAGCCTTAATTTTGAAAGCTGTCTTTGCAATCTTAGTTCCAACAGGATCAACTGCAGGCGTAGTATTACGTAAGAATGTTACATCTTGTAGAACGGAAACAAAGTAGTAACGAATATCTGGATTGTCTTCTACGTTATCCCCAGTCTCTCTTCGTGCTCTAACTAGCATCTGTGGATTATTTAAACCTGAGTATGTACGTGTAGTAGTAAATGCATCTTTCTTAGCCGTATCTCCACCTATAGTTAATAACTCAAGTAAAGTAAAAGTAGTACCTGAATCATTCGAAGACTCTAGTCTAATATTCACTGAAGTAGCTGCAGAGTTACCTGCATTATCTCCTTTAGTGAATATCTTACGTAAACCCTGTGGAAAATGCAAAGCTACCGTAACTGAAGTGACAGGCACAATCTCTTCATTTGTGTTAAACTCTGTTCCAGTAGCGGCCTCGAACCAAGGACCAGGAGCTACTGTTGCTTCTGGGTTGCCATCACATACTAATTCAATCTGTGTATTAATCTGTGTTATGTCGTTTCCATAGATAGAATCAAAGTCCCTCTTAGTAGTTGCAGAAGGTTCAGTTTTTCTATCAAGTGTAATGTAATTGTAATCTGTAAAGTTAGTTAAAGGTATTTCACCTATTCTTAAAGTAGCAGCATCGATAGTTAAAGGGCCATAGCCCCAGACTAATAGCATAGATAAATAACTATCGCGTTCATTTTCGTATGTCAAGAAGTTTACGGAACCTAGTGGAGGTGTTACACGTACTTTTCCTAAAACAACAGGGATTGCAGCATAAGGTGTAAGAGGATTAGAACCTCCATTAACCATTAATTGCTTTTCTGCAGAACCAGGGTCATTCCTATTTTGAACTACAGGTGGCCTGATTGGTGCAATAGCATTTACTAGTGCAGAACCAATCATCATAATACCTGCAGTTACTGCGATATTTAATGCAGTTAAACCTAAAGTTACACTCCCACCCATAACACCTGCAGCTGCTGCTGCAGATGTATAACCAGTAAGAGAACCTGCAAGCATTGGAGCATAGAAAGAAATAGCTAAAACAGCTATTAATCTTACTGCATCTCCTGTAGGAACTGCTCGGTATTCGATTACGTCGTTCTTATTGATAACAGTAGTATGCCAATCCTCTTGTGCAATAACTCTACCATTGATCATTACACTGATTCTGCTTTTAAGCTCTGCAGCTACATTATACTGCAAGCTAATATTCTGTATAAGCTCTGTTACAGTAGTACCTGGAATAACTGCTACTGTGTAGCGTTCAGTTTTTAATGGATGCGGGACTGTGTTTAGAATAGCATTTTTATTCTCAGAATACCTGAAGAAACCTACCGTGCGTTTATTCCACTTAGTTGAACTTAGTGATTCAATAGCAGTATCTTGCTTTTCTCTTACATGGATAAAGTGCGTAGGGCTAATAACTAAACCTACGTGAGACTCTATACCTAGAATTCTAAATAGAACAATATCGCCTACTTGAGGTTCCTCTGCAGGTTCCCATCCTTCTTTATATTGTGCAATTAGCTCTTCGATTCTTTTGTTATCCTGCACAGCGTAATCTGCAGTAAAACTTGGTAGACTGATGTTCTTTTCTTCTTTGTAGATCAGACGGACTAAACCATAGCAGTCTAACCCTGAAATATCCCTACCTTTTTCAGCGTAAGGAATACCTACATATTTATCAAAATTCATTTATATTCCTCTTGTTGGTTTAGAACATACCACTGAAATATCTTGGCGTAAAAGAATGCACCGGAAACGGCTCGCGTTCATAATCAATCATAGATAACTCAGCTGTAACAGTATCTGCATTATAAGTAAAACCAGTAATATAGAAGTCTGAGAAAGATACTTCGACTACATCGGGAGATTTACTGAGTACCAGTTCTAATTTAATTCTAGGTGGTGCTGTTAAAGTTCTAATAATAGGCGTAAGAAATCTAGTAACATCGTACATTACAATAGAACATCTGGGAGCTTGTGCTTCATCTTCAGATGGCAGGGAAATCTGCATAGGCAGGAAAGTAAAGTCCTGTGAATTACTAGTAACACCATATGTAACTTCCGCTGCATTCTCAGATAATCGCTTAGTATATCCGTCTGCTAATCTATATACAACTTGATCTTCATTAAAAGGATCATAGATAGTAAGTAGTATAAGTAAGTCATCATCTGCATCAGGAGAGAAAACTGCTCTTAACGCAGCAGGTGATAGTGAAGTTAATCTACTCAAGGTAACACCTCAAATTGTAAAGAGACTTGCCAATACTCTGGTAGAAGATAAGCTAAGGAAAACAGTTGTCCGTCCCCTTGAGGTACTATTCTGACTTCGACTACTGCTAGTGTTCTAGGATGTGTAAAGTCGAACCTAGCCGTAGCCATTAGTGTATCCTGAGTAAATACTCTGAGAGTCTCACACTGCGCCGTAGACATGTCAAACTGAACGCTAAGGGTATCTGGACGTTTACCTCTTCTGCGCATCTTTGCAGGCCCAGAATCAGTTTGAGTTCTGAGAATTATTGCACCAGAAGTCTCTGAGTAACTAGACAAAGGTCTTTGTGGTAAAGATCCAGGCCATACATAAGCTGCCATATATATTATCTCCTAATTAATTGTGGTTGAATACCGAATGTAGACTTAATAGATTTCTGTGAAGAACTACCGCTGCGTGATATTTCACCTGCTTGCATTTCACCGATTACTACTTCAATCTTTCGGTTACCCTTAGAGTCCGTAGTTTCATTTGTAGTTGCTTGTGAACTGCTGTTATTAATAACTTGCACAGAAACATTACTAGAGTTACCACCGGCAGCTACTACACCCAGAGAACCATCAGATCCTCTACGAAGTGGCATAATAGCTTCAGGACCAGCTTCACCCATCATGCCGGTGCCTTTAGCGAACTTAAACATAGTAGGAGAATCTACGATTGAGTTTGTGAATGAACCACCGTTAGCAAACTTCTGTACACCTGCATCAAATGAACCACCATTCGCAAAACCAAGTGAAGAAGATATAGCAGCTACTATACCAGAGCCACCACCTGCAGCTTTATACATGTTAGTCATAGCCATCTGCATTTCAAGTTTAATCAGACCTATGAGCATAGATTTAACCATATCTCCAAAGGATGTTTTGCCAGTTAAAGCAAAGTCTACAATTGCATCACCCATGCCTTTAAACAAGTCCTCAAAGGCAGTAGCATACGCTTGATTGCGTTTAAAACCGTCGGTTAATAAGTACTGCTCTCTATCATAGACTTCTTGCGCTTTAGCTTTCTTGACCTCAGCTAGATTTGCGTATAGAACTTCAGCTTCAGCATATTCAGCTTGATTCATTGTTCGGGAAGCTTCTGCTAGATTTTTCGCATACTCATTGTCAGCTTTCAAACTAGCTTCTTTAAATTTAGACAGTGAAGTAATAGATGCTTTTTCAGCTTCTGTTTTAAAGTCCATACCAGAGCTAGAACTAAGAGTTTTACGTTCTGCATTAATATCTGTAATATTTTTATCTACGGTTATCTTAACACTCTCTAAAGCTTTAAACGAATTTGAAGTTTTATAAATAATATTTAGTAGCTTACCGTATTCCTCAAGTGATACATTTCCAACTAGGAGTGCTTCATCTAGTTTTCTAAGTGTACTGTAGTATTGATCACCCATGTTATCGCTCTTACCGTATAGATCTGCAATAAGGGTTATATCTCTTTTTCTTTCGTCTTCTGTTCTCTTTAGTATTTCATTAGCATTAGCTTCTGCATAAATTGCACTGATTGCATCTTGACGTGTTTTAGATTGACCCTTAAAAGCATCGGTTGATCGTATCTGAGCTAGCGCGATTTCTGCTTTTGTTAGATTCTCTACAGCACCAATTTGAGCTAGCAGGAAACTGGTAGCCTGTTGTAGCATCTGCTGATAAGACTGCTCTATTTTACTAGCTTCATTTTCAAGTTTATTAGCTGCTTCATCTCGCTTCTTTTTGTCGTCTTCGAACTTACTTGCTGCCTCTGAGTTCTTAGCTTCGACAGCTGCTAAATCTTTTTTGGCAGCTATTTCATTTTTTAAATCTTCTATTAAACCTTGCGTAGCTAATATGCGATTATTTGTAGCTGAACCTTCTGTACCTGCTCCCCTACGCCCCTGCAGGAATGCTAGATTTTTTTCAACTTGAGCTAGTTCTTCTGTTAAAGTATCTCTACGTCCTATATTCATAATAGAATCCCAAGTAGCACTCCAAATCTTACCTAGTGAAATGCCAAGCCTTGTAATACTACCAAAATTTTCTACTGTTCTATCTGCTGCAGTCTTGCCTGCATCTGCATAAGCTGCAGTAGCTAGCTCTGCAGCTTTAATAGCATTACCTGCACGCTCATAAGCATCAATTTGTTTTAGAATCTCTACCGGGATAGTACCAAGTTTAATAGCTAATTTAGTTAAAGCTTCTGTTGGTTTTTCTTGGAGTTCTTTGAACTGCTTTACTGTATCTGCAATTGGAATATCAAAAGCTGTCTTTAGTGCTTGAGCAGTTGTTGCAATCATTTTTAAACTAGAAACAGACATGCCGCCAATCTTTGCCATTTCTGTTAGGACTTTAAGCGCATCTCCAGTGCTTACACCGAATTCATCCATACCCCTAGCTGCATCGTATGCCATATCTAGATTTAGACCCATAGCAGCACCTGTTAGGTTTAGCGCCCTGTTTAATGCATTCTCTTCTTTTACTAGCGAACTAACAGAAAAAGCTAAAGCAATAAGCGCAGCTATCGCAACAGCTGCCCCTACTCCTACAACAAAAGTTAGAGCTTTTCCAATGAGATCAAATGCTTTTACTAGCCCCGATCCCTCTCCAGATATTGCGATAAGTTTAACACGAAATATATCTAATAAAGCAGAAGTGCCTGTTATTTGCATACCGAACTTTACAATAGCACTACCAGAACCAGTAATTGCATTTACTATTAACTGACCTACAGCTAAACCAATATCTTTCACGCTGCTAACCATTGCTTTACTGGCTTGAACAAGCATGGCACCCATTTGAGAACCTGCTACCCCAGCTAATGCAAATTGATCTCGCAACTGACCACCCTGTTGTAATAGAACAGTAAGAGGCGCCTGACCGGAGTATAAACCAACAGCGATGTCGGTAATCTGTGGGCCAAGGGCACGAGATAGGTAATCTACCTGACGATTGCCACCTGCTTTTTCAATAGAGCCTAAAGCTGTTTTATACTTTGTTAAAGCAGCCGCTTGCTCTGATGCAGTTTTACCTGAGCGTTTTAATGCCTGTTCAAACTTTATTAGTTTATTGTTTGTTGCACTTGTGATCTCTCCGTTAGAGGCAGTTAATCTAGTAGCTCTCTCCATTTCGGTAGCTACATATTCGCTAGCCTTAGCCGTTGCGTTTGTTGCTTGAACCTGATCTCGCATACTTTTAGTTCTAGCATCATTAGCCTGGTTAAGCCTTAAACTCTTCTGTACTAGTTGTTCGTACTCTGTACCAAGGCCAGTTAGACTCCTACCTTCAATGCCGTATAGTGCAATCAAACGCTCTTTTTCACGAGCTAGGTCGGTCATTTGCTTTTCAGTTAAACCTAGATTTCTGTTAAATAAGCTGGTGACTTCATTGGTTGTTTTATATTCATTCTGCAGCTTCTGGAGTAACCCGATACTTTTATCAAAAGGATCTCCACCGATTAAACTACGCTGAGTTTTCAACGTATTATTCAGAGCCAGCATATCTTCATCTAAAGCACCAGCAGCTCTAGCTGTAGCTAAGATCGAAGCTTGACCTTTGGAATTACCTTGTGCCATATACTCTAGGATAAGATTCTGGCGCTCTAGCATAGACGTAGATTTACCTACAGCAGTTGCAGATTTTTCTTCTGCTTGCTGTAATTTAACCTTAGCAAGTGCAGCCCTAGAAGCAGAGTCCTCTGCCTTAGACAATTCTTTATTAGTCTTTGCGGATTCTTTAGCAAAGTTCTGCATTGGTTTATCTAACTTAGATACTTCAACTGCTAACTTAGCAATTTCAGCTGCTGCGTCTTGTAGTTGCTTTGTATCGACGACAAATTTTAGACTGGCAAGTTCCATTTTTATTTCCTACGTAATGAATAGTATAATTCTATGTATATACTATTATTAATACATACATAGAAGCCCTCCTGAGAAGGCTACTACTTTATTTCTTAGAGGCTTTTTTTCGTTCAGCTTCAGACTCTTTTGCATATGATAGCATTGCTTCGTTATCTATGCGTTTAATTAAGCTCAGTTCCCAGTCTTCAATCTCTATACCTATGAGATCTAGATAAGCTTTAAGGTCAGAGTACGCTATAGGGTTGACACCGTAACCATTAGATGATCTTGCATTATTAAGATCTATAAACCAACGCCAGACTTGATTGCAACTTTCTGGTAATTCTTTAATATCATCTAGCTCTTTAGGTTTCACACCTGTTTGTCGCCATATGGAGTTTAATTGATCCCGTAAGGAACCAGAGTTACCAGATTTTCTACTTAGCTCAAACTCTTGCTTTACGAACCCAATAGCATCGTCAATTTCACTCTGAGCGAAAGTTCAGGAGTTGACCTGATTCCTCCATCACTGCATCTTTAATCCAAGAATATTCACTAAAAACTCGCTCTGCATTTTCTTTTGTGAATGCAACCTCTTTACCGTTCTCTGTGATATTTTCCCATCCGATTACACGGACTACGGCAGACTCTACACTCAGCTCTTCAGCTTCTTCTAGTGTCATATCTTCAGGCTCTTTGCCTCTTCGTTTTGCTTGTTGTTCACGCAGTTTAAATTCTGCGTATTTCTTACGACCAAAAGCTTTTACTGTTTTAGATTGATCGCCACGTACATTAATAAATACACCAGTAGCTTCACCAGTTCCAGGAAGTTTTAATTCAAACTTATAGCCAACTTCTGCGATCTCTGTGTAATTATGCTTTGCTAGGTCAAATTTCATAATACCCTTTCTATTATTTATAAACAAGAAATGATTATAGCATAAATTTCGAGATAAATCAAGAGGTGCAAATAAAGAAAAACCCCTTGGCTTTTGACCAAAGGGTTTATTCGTAAGTTATCTGTGCAAGTATTAAGCAGCAGAATCTTGGATTTGAATTGTAGTTGCAACTAAACCTGCACTAGTTACATCGTTAAGTAAAGCTTGGAAACTGGTAGATGCGATAATACCGAGTTCGCCGTCATCTTTGGTGAAGCTACTTAGTTTGACTTTAGGCAGTGTAAAAGTAACGAAGTCAGCAGCAGGGCTACTGTCTACAGTTACGCTAAGTACGATAGCAACAGGTGTTTCACTGTTGAAGTAACTACGGAAAGTTGAATCTTGGAAGTAAACACTTAGATTGCCAGTAACACGGATACGACCAGTGAAAATCTCAGCAATTGAATTAGAACCTACTGCTGTTGCATTCTCTGTTGCACGTTCGATTGAAAAGTCAGCAGAAGTTACCAAAGCAACAGGAGCGCCATCTACAAGCATGATACCGTTAACAGCAGCAAAAATACCATTGGAATTCTGTGCAGTTGGTGAAGTAAAGTACTGAGTTGAACCTGTTTGTGCTAGGTCTTTACCTGCAAATCCGAAGTCTAGTGTAGTTAAGCCGGTAGCAGGTAGTTGAACAGCCATGCTGTTTATTTTCATACCCGTATAAACTTCAGATTGAGCAATATCGGAGTAGAACTCTTCTACTGTATATGAATCATCTGTATGGCCTGAAGCAGGGACGAAGGTTTGCTTTCCTGGCGCAACTAGTGTCACAGCAGATGCAGTAACCTGTGCGGTCATTGTAGAGCTATTTAGAGGCACTACAGTTAAGTTTGTAGCTGTAATTGCAGCGACTAGCAAGTTCTTTGCATTGTCTGAGGTAGCTGTTAAACCACTAGCACGGACAATCATACCTACACGAACACCATCAGTTAACCATGAACCTGATGCACGAACAAGTTCGTAAGTACCAGTAGTAGAAGTAACTGTTACTTGAGCAGAAGCGCCTAGACTAACAGAAGTAAAATCACGGCCACTAATAGAACCCATGAAATCAGAGTAAGTTAAAGCAGATAACTCACCATTCAGAGAACCTTCAGCGGAACGTACGCCATGCCGAAAGTCAGAGACTTGCCGATCTGTGCGAATCTCACCAGACTCATAGGCTTCTTTTACTAAGTTAAAACTTGCAGTTACACGGCGAAGTAATTTAGCGGATGTTGCACCGGCTACAGTGCCCCAAGTACTTTCTTTCTTGTAAGCAACAACTTTCGATGTACCTTTTGAAATTGGCATATTATTTTCCTTAATTTAAATTTTCAACATTTGCAAATGTACTGATTTAGGTTCAGCAACCTTGATTAGTATGAGTATACTTCTGCAACTAATTGAATTAGTACAGGGCAGATCACTCTTTCAGATACAATAGTATTACCTGCAATTTGCGGTGTTTTTAGCACATGTATCTTTACATTATCTTCTTCTAGTACTAAACCTTTTGCAAAGTGATTGCGAACAAGTTCAGCCTGTGTAATAACTTCAGAAGTACCTTTGTTAGCAGAACCTACAATAAACACCTGTAGAGTTACTCTTTCACGGTGGAAGCCTACGCCTAGCACAGGATCCTCTGGGGCTTGAATTGTAAATTGAACTCTTTGATATATTGAAGCAGTAGGCTCAAAACTAACTCCCTCCCATGCTGTAGCTAAAGTAGGAGTCAAAGCAAGTAGCCTACGTTCAGCTGCTCTTTTAATTTGTATAATTGCCATTAACTTTCCTTATAATAATCGTCAAGATGTAATTGATATGTTCTCATGACGGAATCAAGTGTAGGCTGCATTATTGGTTGATTTTTATTGTACCTATCAAAATTCTTCTCAAGTTCAATAATATAAGGTCCAAAGTTACTGATCATTATAGTTTCACCTAGCTTATAATCATTTAAGTCTGATTTTATAAGTGAAGATGCCATATCGTCAGAACTGTCTCCGTATAGTGCTTGCATCTCAAGAGTGCCATCTGTAGATACTCTCCAAGAACCTTTAGCAAAACCTTCTATAGGCTCTAGACCGATTAATTGTTGTCGCCTCAAGTACAGATCTTCCCACTTAACTGAATCACCGATAGGAGTATTATCTATTGCGGTTACCGCTACAATGTATGAGAATTTCTCCACCATACCTTGCATCTTTCTGGTAGCTTCTTCGTGGAAGTCTTTTAAGCTTTTCTCTAGTGCAGAGGTATTTACTGATATTTGCATTACTAACTCTTTACGGCTAATATCTTATATAGAATTATCAGACCATCTGCAGCGTGTTCAGTTATTGAGTCTATAGTATAAGTAGTAGAATCAAGTGTTATCTTATCTTTAACAGCAGGTGTAAACGCTAGATTATTATTTGCTAGATGAAAAAGAGCAGAATCTCTTCCAATCATATTCGGAAAGTTATACTGATTAGCTCTTACGTGCTTCTTGTACATTATAAGTTGATAGCTAGTTTCCGTGTTGCTTGTAGAACTTGTCTCAACATCATAATAACCTTCTTGAACTGCAATATAAGTACAAATTTTACCATGTTGATTTAATGCCTTAACTGTAAGAGCTAAATATCTATCCATATACTTCCTTCAGTTAAATGCCAAACGAACCAAACCGTGAAGGGTAAGAAGGATTAGTCCTTGAGGTGTAGTACGTATCAGATGGTTGTTTAATTATATTATTATCTAAGTTAGCATCATTAGCTCTCATATCGTCCTTAGATATACCGCCTGCATACCCTTGAATCTTATCATACATAGAATTAAGACCTGGACTCTTAATATATAATTGCAATGCCTGCATATAGTTCTTTGCAGCTGAGGATCCTTTAATACTAAAAATATCTACAGTTTCATCAGTACGCATAGAAAGCTTTAGAAGAATACTCTTAGCTGAATCCATAGAAGCTCGTTGGATATTCCAATCGTGCTTACCCAAGAAATATGTATACTCGTCATCTGACATAATTGGAAACTCAGTCGAAACGTCCCCAAGCTCTATTCTCAATGCATGTATTGTCATAGTGTATGTCCTTTAGTGTAGCTAACATAAAAACTGAAATAGTAACATCTAAGTATTTAAGTACTATAGCGTAATCTAAGTAATTAAAAAGACTATAGCGTAGTCTGTAAACTTAATAGTACTATAATATAACAATACTAATGCTATATTTCAATTCTTATGTTAGAAACCCGCCGAAGCGGGAATCTAAATTAACTAGCTATTAGTTGCTTGAAAACAAACGAACTAGAGCTTGTGGGCGGCGAACTAGGTTCAAAAAGTTAGATTCGGTTTGAATCTCAATCTGGCTACCTTTAGGATCGCGGAAAGTGAAAGCATAAGCCTCTTCACCGATGGTGTTAACAAAGTCAAACTTGTTAGCAGGTGAAAAGTAGCTGATGAACATGTCGCTAGTACCTAGTGGCATTGCGTAAGCATCGCCAGCAGGGATTAGAACAGCACCATTGTAAGAACCACGGTATTCAATGTACTCAACACCGCCATGAGTAAAACGACGGTATAGACCAGAGCCTAGACGCTGACGTAGTGGCTCTTGAGTGCTAGAGTAGTACTTGTAAGCTTCTTTGACGCCAGCTTGAGTAATTAGCTTACCGAAGAAACCAGGTGAGCAAAGGACAGTTACATTACTTACGTTCTCACCAGAGAGGATGTTATCCTGAATGTGAGCGATAGCCTCTTCGGACTTACCGAGGACATCCGTACTTGTAGTGCCTAGTACGAAGTCAACCTCTTTGCGGGTAACACCAAAGTCTGTGTAGTAGTTACCAGCAACAGTACCGTTAGGAGCATAGATAGCACCAGTGGTAATGGCAAAGCAACGGGCAGCTTCTAGTGTAGCAGCGTGGCTACGGCGAATACGCTCTAGCTTACGTGCAATAACAGCAGCTTCAGTTTCAGATTGATCTGGAGAGCCATAAGCACGCTTGCCTTGGACGTCTTCAGGCTTGATTGCGTCATCAAGTGGAAAGTGCGGGATAGCAAATGAACGTAGAGCACGGGTGTCATCTTTGTTTACGTTGTTACGCTCACCACGGACTTTATCGGTAACTAGGCCGAGAGTACCTTGGCTGGATTCAACGGTAATGCTGTGCTGGGCTACACCTTCATTACGGAAAATTCCGAGTTCGTTGACTAGACCCCATGTGTTTGGAACTAGGAGTAGTTCTTCGGTATAGTCTACGAGTTCAAATGGTTTTTCAAAACTGCGAGTTTGCATTATAATTTCCTTGTTTTATTATTAATATACGTTAGCTATTAAACTGCATCGTTGCTAAGAATACCCTTAGCATCGAAAGCAGCATATACGGCAGCTTTTTCTGAGTCTAGGTTATAACTTGCATCTAGAATTAGACCAGCTTTAGATACGATAGCAGCACCGCGAACTAAGCATAGAACTCCGGTGGCAGTAGCAGAAGCTACAGTTTTCTCGACCATTACGATTGCATCAGCTACTTGCGAGCCATCGCTAGCAGTCTGAACTGCAATTTTATATGTACCGTCTGCGGTGACTTTACCTAAGACAGTACCAGGGACTAGGGCAGCGGCAGTACCGTTGTAGGTAACTACGAGGCGGCAATAACCTGCTTCTGGGAATAACTCTTGTTTGACTACGTTTGAAAGACGAGCGGCTTCTGTTGCGATTAGTGGCATTATATTTTCCTTTTAATTTACTTAGCTTGCTTTGCTTGCTTGGCTTTTAACAGTCTAGCTACAGCAGATTCTTTACTGGAGGCTTCTTCAGTAGAAGCACCTTTTTCTACAAACATATCAGAAGATTCTACAACTTGCATGATTGCTTCAATAGCAAGAACAAATGCAGTAAAATCATCTTCAGATTCTAGTGTCAAACCTGCCTTAGCGATTGCTTGAACTTTGCTTTCGTCTTTTACGATAGCTTTAATTTTTTCAGTTTTTGCCTTGTTGATAGCTTCTTTTTTATCAGCTTCAAATTTAGCAATAGTATCCAAGGCTTTTTGTAGTTGTACTTTTTGCTCTTCTAGAGCTTTTTGCACAAGTTCAAACTGAGCTTTTTCTACAGTTTCGACTTTCAATTCGTCATCCATCTTAGATTTCTCCAATTCTTCTTTGTTAACAGAGGTAGACACCCCTTGGCTTGTCTCAACGCTAGCGTTTGTTGAGGTATCATTATCTTCTGCAAAAGCAGTAGGTTTAGATTCTGTATCTAGAGACTTCTGTACTTTAGTAAGTGTAGAAGATTTGTGACCTACACGAACATCCGTAGGTTTATCATCTCTATAAAGTCTAATCAACGTAGCAGGATTATCTTCAGTTCCTTTTACGCTAAAACTTGTATTGGGTACTTTGATTGTTCCGTCTTGTACAATCTTTTCAATCTTACCAGTAGCTCTACCACCACTGGAGTTCCATGAAACCATATCACCAACTTTTGGTTTATATGCTTTTTCTAATTTGTCAAATGCTTTTTCGATCAAAGCTTGATCATTTAATAGTGCTAAGTATTCGTTTTCATCCAACTCAGATAGAACTTGTGAAAGACTCTCAGCACCGTAAGCAGACTTCATTACCTCGTAAGATTCTAACCTAGACTGAATGTAATCTTCATGATCTGCATTAGACATCATAGCACCATCAGACATCTTATGCATCGGTTCGTAACCCATCATAAGAGCTAGTACTTCTGCATCGTCTCCATATAAAGAGAAAAACCTACGAAGAAAATCTGGTAGCTCCATTGTAACGCGAACTTGTTGCATCTTTTGCACAAACTCTTCGCTGAAATTACTGGCCTTTAATACAAGCTTATAGTCTGCACCAGAAGCAGGACCACCTTGATCTTTAGATACAAGAGCAATATGTGAACCTTCTGCACTAAAATCGATATTACTTAGTTTGCGCTTAGTCTTAATTGTCTTTTGCGTTGTTTCCAATGTTTGCATTGTATTCCTTTATGTTATTCATCTGCGTCTTCGACATTAGCCAAAGCACCGATAGATATACCTGTAATTTCATCATCTTTAATCATCTGCCAGAGAGTGTCATCGTGTACTTGCAAGGTAATTAGCCATGTGCTTTTCTTGACGAACTGTCCGTTTAATGTCATGTCACAAGCAGCTAAGTAAGATTCAATAATATCAAAAGTATCTGTCATAACTAAATGAAACAAGTTAGCTCTCATCATGGACTTATTAAAGGACTCTTTAGCCTTACGAACTTCTTCTTCTGATGTATAATCTCCATGAAGATCTGTGTGATCTGGGAGCATTGCTACATAAGTAACCTGCTTCAATTCTTCCTCTAAAGCCTTAACTACAGTTAATTTACTGCTGTCATGCACATAAGAACCGCCGGAGCTTTTTGTCAACTCTTCTTGCTTTAATATTCTTCTAGACCAAGCTACACCTGCAGAGCCACCCCAAAGTAGCCAAGCAATTGTTCCTGCTGTGGGGCCACCATCCTGCATTTTCTTTTCAGGTTTGTAGTTTTTCTCATGCCTACTGAAGAAAGCTGACATTCTTTTAACAGTATCTAGGCTTAGATTACCATTAATTATATCTCTTGCTCTGGCTACGCCAGAACCTACACCTTCTTCTTTAGCCTGAGATGCATCTAAACCACCGCGAGAGTATTTCTCTCTCATGGTTAGCCCGCGCTTTGCATTATTCTTCATTGCATCGGTGGGAGAAAAGCTTTTAGCTTTATAAATTGTTTCCATATTATCCCTATTTAACGCAATATAAAAATTATTATATCACAATTTTACTAGAAAATCAAGTATAATAAATTAAACTGCAATTAGTTTTGATATTAATTCTTCTAACTTATTGATTCTTTGCTCTTGTTCTAAGATTCGCTTAGATAATGCTATGGTTGAAACTAGTGCTGCATTTCCATAAGCTACCGATAGCCCTCCATTTTCATCCTCAAGCACTGAATTTGGAAGTACTTTTTGTAGTGCTTGGGCAGATACTCCATCTTGTGTTATAGCGACATCTAATCTATCGTAAGTGCCGTGTTTAACTCCAGACAGCTGTATAATAAAGTCTTCAGGTAAATCTCTCCAATTTGTCTTAATACGTTCATCAGAATTTGCAGTTATATTACCGCCGCAAGTTAAGTTAGTTCCATTAAAAACTAAATTGGCAGATCCTGCCATCGTTCCTGCGTTGTTGTAAGCTACCTGAGTTGTAGTTCCAATTACTGAACCACCTAGCGCAGCAGTTGTTACAGCTGTCACTCGACCTTTGGCGTCTACAGTAACAACAGGTACTGCACCAGAACTACCATAGCTACCTGCAGTAACCCCAGACGCTGCTAGTGTAGCAATACCTGTTACGGCAGCACTACCGTTAAAACTGCCGCTAGTATAAGTAACATCTCCAGTTAAAGCGATTGTGCGGCCTGTCTGTAGATTAGTTGCAGTAGTTGCATTACCTGTAATACTAGCCGAGCTATCGATATAACCGGCTGGATTACTGCTATTGTAAGGAGTATAACCAAGAGCAGTAGTTACATTACTGCTATTAATTTCACTACGTATTGTAGCACTACTTTTATTTTCTACACTTCCAAGACCAACGTCACTAGAAACAAGAGATACTTCTCCTGTTTTACCAGCAACTGAAGTAACAGTCCCCGTTAAGAACGAATCAATTGTTCCATTTGCTTTCTTAAAGTACAACTTGCTATCGGCATAATTAATAGCTAACTCACCAAAATCTAAATCTCCGACTAAAGGTACTTTAGAGACTACGGATGATTTCTTTAATATAATTTTACTTGACATTTGCAATCCTTAATAAAGGTAAAAAGAAAGGCTGTAAAAACCGCCTGTTATCTAGTAAATACTTTAGTATGTTCCACCGTCTACTTGAGATATAGAAACCAAACCTGCTGTTACTGAAAAGTCAGTACTATCAAACTTAGAGAGACCTAGCACTGAAGTGCTTGCAGTTGGAATAGCACTTGAGCCAGCTGCAGTTACTAGCCCCTTAGCATTTACTGTAAAGTTAGGAACTGTTACTGAATTACCAAAACTCCCTACATTTCCGTTAACTGTAGTTAGAGTTAACGCAGCCGATACAGCAGCACTTCCATTTACAGCAGAAAGAGTAGCAGTAGCATCGCCAGTTAAGCTTAGATTACGTGCAGTTTGCCATGTTGTTGCAGTACTAGCATTACCAACCAGAGCAGCATAAACAGTAGCTACATTTAGATTCTTATTTAAGTTCCAGCGATCATCTACACTTGAATAAGTTAAAGTCGCTGGTACAGTTGGGCCGATAATAGTTAAGCCACCACCATCAGCACCCGCTGCATCAACAGCATCTTTAGCTAATTCAATATTCTTGTCGCCTACAGCTACAGTAGTACTGTTTACAGTAGTAGTAGTACCCTGTACAGTTAAGTTCCCTGTAATTACTGCATTGCCTGTTACATTGATATTAGCTGAAGTAATATCATCACTTGTAAAAGTACCATTTACGTTTACGTTATTAAATACTACGTTACTTGTTGGAGCAACTTCTTGTCCAATCGCTAATGTTACAGTATTATTTGTAACTGTAGCAGCTACACCAGTTCCTCCTACAAAGGTTAGAGTATCTGTTAATAGGTTAACACTGTCTGTACCAGTACCTCCTGCAATGCTAAGGCTACTAGCTACGCTAGCTGTACTTACAGCAGTTACTAGACCTTTAGCGTTCACAGTAACAATTGGTATTGTAGAAGCACTACCGTATGTGCCTATACTTGAGTTAACAGTAGCTAGGGTCAAAGCAGTAGAAAGATTTGAATTACCGTCTACAGCAGCAAAAGTTGCAACAGCATCTCCAGTTAATCCTAGACTACGTGCGTTTAACCATCTTGTAGTTGTGCTTGAGTTACCAAGCAACGCTGCAGTAATTACGTTAGCTGCAAAGTTGCCTGAAGCATCTCTCTTTACAATAGTACTTACTGTATTATCTGCAGTTCCAGCATCAAGCATATCAGTATAGCGCTTACCGCCAATGATTGTGTGATTTACTGCATTACCTGAAGTCTCAGTACCAGTTCCTATGTATAATCTGTCGCCACCATTTGAGCCATTATCCCCCAAAGAAGAGTAAGCTAGTACGCCCTGTCCTAAGACAGCAGGATTACCAGATACCTCTGATCGTTTGATTCTTAAAATTGAAGCCATTATTTTCCTTGGTTAGTATTGTCCAGACTCTATTGTCTGTTGTTCTAATAATCTAGTTGCTTTCCATTTTTGATCTGCAACAGAATACACTAAGATAGAACCCTCTAGCTTATCTGTAGTATCTACATCGGCAGCATCTGCTAGATTTTGAATACCATCTGCCCCGGGTGGCCCTTGTTCAGCTGTAGTAATAACTGAAGTACTAGTGGGGGCTTCATCTATAATTATAGTCTCGTATACTGTATCTACGAGTACATCAGTTGTCATACAGCTTCCCCTTTGTTTTTTGAATGAATAGGTTTATTGCAATCATCTATGTGCTTCCCTGCTATTAAAGTAGTCTTTAGTTATATTTTGACCTATACTCATACAAATTGCAGCTAAATGGTGCGGCCCGAAATTAGCCGCAGACTGTAAATAAGGATAGGCTACCCATTCATTACAGAACCATTTATTACTTACTTGTTTACCGGGTAATACAGTAGCCAAAGCACCGCGCCAATCGTAGGTTTCATTTTTAGTGCAAGACAATAAATCAATAGATGCAATAACACTCCACTGGGGAACATCAGCAATTATCCAGCTATCTTTGGTAAGTGTCACTTGCTTAGAGCGAACACCCCCTTCACGTAAGCTAGAACTTGCAATTATTACCGAGCCATCTGCCTGTTCCGAATGAATAGCTTCTACGTGTGTAACATAACTGTATTGACCCTTTTGTGCCAATTTTGTGAGTCTCCAACCAGACCTCACTATAAAGCTGTCCTTAGCGTGTGTGCCAACGTAGAAGGCTATTTTCATAATTTTTCTGTGTAACTCAACGGCCAGCCGCTGGTGAAGTTGTAGGTACTTGGTGACATACTCTTCATAAGTTCTAATCTATGCTTCTCTGCAGTAACAAATACTGCTTGCTCGCGAATAACCATAGCTTGAAATATCTGAGTAGCTATTTTACTAGTCATAGTAACAAAAGAGCCATCCATAGTCTTCCATTGCAAACCAGCGGGAATATTATCTCCCATAATCATTAAACCAAGGTGTTGAATCTTTGAGCTTGCATCGGAATGAAACCATTTACCATCCACTTCTGCACCTCCATCTTGAACTCTAGTTCGGTGATCTTTAATAAGCTCCCACTCAATTGGGGTGGATTGTCTTAACTCTTCGTAGTTATCAAAGTGATTGCTCTGCATGAAAGCTGCAGTAGCTTGTATTGTAGCTCCTGTGCTATTTATTTTATATAGTGGCATTTTACTTTCCTTACACCATTGAAACGTAAACAATACGAGATACACCTGTAATAGCGATTACTGCTGCAGCTGTTTTAACTGTAAGATTCTCGTACATGGCAAAGTGCGGGTATGGATTTTGGTCTAGAGCTAAAGCAGCAACGCCTACTAAACTCAACTCTGCTCCGCCCTGTGAACCTGCTGTTGCAGTTGCGAATTGAAAAGAAGTTGGAATTGCTGCAATGCCAATTTGAGTTGCAGCTAGCATTAGAATCTTAGATGGCACCCCACCACCATACGGGTCAAATGCACCCACACGTCCAATGCCGTTAGGTACTGTAGTACCTGTGGTAATAATTGCCCGACCACTTGTTGTTTTCAGCCAAGTTACCATAGCTGCTGTTGCTGCCATTGTGTTCGTAGCTACGTTAGATACAAACATAGCTGCTCTAGCATTAGCAGATGCAAACATGGCAGCGCGGTTAGCATCTGTTGCACCGGAACCCAGTAGTCTTGTCATGGCGGCTTGTCCGCCAGTTAACGCTGCGATTGCAACGCTACTATTAGTAGCAACCGTAAAGTTTGCATGGTCAGCTAATGCGCCTACTGCTGCAACATTACCTGCAAAGGCAGACATAACAGTAGCGTTTCCTGCTATGACCGAGAAGTTTGCGCTGGTCGCAAGAGTGACCAGCGCAGAAGAGTTGCTTGAGATAGCTGAAACCATTGCGGTACTAGCCAAAGCTGCTGTCAAGTTAGCGGAATTGTTTACAAGCGCAGAGATTGCAGCACTGTTAGAAGCGATGGCGTTAGTTACAGTAGCGTTCCCAAGAACTCTGAAAAAGTTTGAATTAATTGCAAGTGCAATCATGGTTGCCGAGTTGGTTGCCATTGCCTCGGAAGCCCCACCACTAGCTAAAACCTTTACCAAAGCCTCGGGGTCGTCTACCATTGAAATAAGCGTAGGATATAATGCAGGAACTAACCCAGCTAATGTAGCAGCAGTTGCTGGAACGCTTGCGATAAAGTGCAAACTTGCCTTATATGCAATCCAAGCAGCAGGATTTGAGTATACAGCATCGATTGCGACTTTGGTATTTGCAATAGCAGTCATTGCATCTAGCACTGGAGTTACTACAGACATTGCTGTAGTAGATGCAGCAACATAAGGAAATGCTTCACTAGACTCAGCAAATAAGCGAATAGAGACTGGATTGTTTGCAATCTCCGACATCATTGTTGCATTCGATGCAGCTACACCAACAGAAGGTAAACTTGCAATTAAAGCCCGTGTAGCACGACGGGATGCAACTACTGCTGCCTTTGCCACTGGGTTGGCAATAAGAGCATTTATTGTAAAGTAGTTTGCAGGAACTAGACCAGCTAGAGTTGCAATAGCATTCTTAGAATTTACCTCATAATTAGCACTAGTAGTAAGCAACCTCCAAGCTGTAGGGCTACTCTCTGCAGCACGTAAAGCCCCGATATTTAGGGCCACTGCTTCCATAGCAGAAGGCACATCAAGTATAGATTTGCAAGCCGTAAAGTTATCTTCAGTAGCTTGTGCAAATACTGTATTTATAGCTGTAGTGCTGCCAAGTAATGTAGTAACAGTAGTAGAGTTCGAAGCAATCCTTCGGGTTGTACCGCGCATAGTAAGAAGAACTTTAAATTCTCCAAGTCTTCCGCCGTCTGTTAATGTAGTTTCTAGTTGTGAACCAGTAACACTGCCATTTTCAATTGCGTTTAATAGTCGAATAGCTCGTAATGCAGGCATAATAAATTCCTTATTTAGTTGTAAATATTGCAGCTAAACGGATAGTTTCATCCTCGTCTAACTCATCTCTGAATGCTTCTTCTATACTGTTAATTGCAGCTAAAAAATCCTGTGCTGGTACAGCTAGAAGCCACTGACCTAATGCATCCGTAAAGCAAGTTTCATCGTCATCTGGCTCAATCTGTGTATTATACCACATAAATAGACCAAGACCTTCAATTACTACTGAGTCATCTAATTGTCTCGGTAGAGCAGGAATATCGCGTAGCATACCTCTACTTTCATATTCAAGGCTATTCAGGGATGTAGCTCCGCGTGGGATTACCGTATCACCTTCACCCAACAGAGATAGACCGTTAACAGTCCTAATCGTTAGGCCAGACACAAGAGTGTCTTGCTTTAAGCCAATTGCTATCCCTTGTGCGGTGCTGATGGGCTTGCTGGCATCGGACGTATTACTTACGTTGTTTAATGCGTTTACGCGGGCTGTAGTAGCTGCAAACGTAGCCTGAGCCTCAGAAACTGCAGTATCTCTTGCTAGTACTGCAGTTGTAAGTAGGTTATTTGCGGTGGCTAAATCCGCTACTGTTTGTTCTAAAGTTGGCATTTCATCCTCCTGTGCGAGTTATTAGCGCGGCTTGTGTATTGGTCATGGCAGTAACGATTTGGATTAGTGGCAACTGCACCGTAGAAGACATAACTGCCTCTACGCTTGTTCGCTGTGTTGTAAATAGCTCAACCGCTTCGGTTACTACAGCTGTAAGTTCGATAATAGTTATATCTGTGCTCATAATTCCCCCGAAATAAGTTGCGCCATATATATGTTCTGAAACCTGATGGTGTTGTACGCTCTAGCTATTTCAACTTTTGCAATATGTGACACCTGTGGTATATTTATCTGAAAAAAGTCACTCGGATGATTCAATTCCATGTATTCAATCGTAGCCAATATTGAATGCCCGGTACTGATAAATTGAAAATTCAGCATGATTATGTTGAAATCAATGAAACGCTAAAATCAGGAGAAGTAGCCGTAGGCGTAACATCATTATTGGCTGCACCCAGCGTCATAGTAGCCCCGATACCGTTAGAGAAAGCAAAGCCCTCTACTGGTAGTGGATAAACCAAAGTACCGCTCGCCGGTAAGCTGCAAACAATCACGGGCGTACCGTTACCAGCTGTTGGTACGGAAGCAGTATCATACAATTTTAAGTGCCGTGCTGTTGCTGTGTAGTTCGTAAATACCACGGTGCGCAAGATAGCGGGCACGTTGCGGATGGAAACAGAGTTCACATTCACCGCTCCCTGATTCCCCAATATAAACAACGGGATTAGCGCATCCGCCGACGCTGGTAATGACCGAACCGAGCCTATTACGTTTGATCCAGCGGGAAGCGCACCGAACGAGACAGGAACCAAGTCGTCTGTGGCAATAGACACTCGTTGTACGCCTGCACCACGCACACCGCCACCAGTAGCGACTACCGTGCCGAGGATTTCCATCAACGCCGAAGGCGAGTTGTTCAGCTGGGTGGCGGCAGGAATAGTGCCAAACGCAGTATCAAGTTCAAACAACGCTGTTAATGAACCACTGTTAAGGAATGTGACCCGAATATAGTTGCCGTTGATAACACCCGAACGGGCGAACCCGACATTCGCCGAAACAGCGTAAGCCAAAGTTTGATTTACTTTTGTGCCCAACTCGTCGGAGAACTGTTCAATCGTAATCACGCCATCCTTGTCAGAGAACGCCAAAATGATGAACGCCTGCTGAGACACAATCGACTCAACAGCACCAACGAACGATGCACCCGAAGCTAGCTGGGCCGAAGACGAGTTAGCCGTACTGAAATGGTATACCTGACCTGCAGGTATCACGTTTAGATTTTTCTGGCCGGTGCCTGCCTCTGTTGTTTCCAGCAGGTTTCCCGCTCCGTCTGCGAGTCTTACAACGCCAATAGCCTTCGTGGTTTCGGCCGCCAGCGTAACTGAACCAACTGCCGAAATCTGCCCGTTGGTGTTGAGTTCTTTGTACCCAAACGCCACACCCTGGATGATGCCGGACGTAAATGCAATCACGCGGACTCGCAAAAACTTCATACTGATCGGTACGGTAATGATTGCGTTGGCTGTTGCTGACAGCACGTATGGCGAAAGGATAACCCCCATGTCCTGCACGGTCAGCGGGACGAACGTCCCGTTATCATTCGATCCCTGAAACTGAACCGAACCCACCCACGTACCAGTGAGTTGCACCGAGATGAACTTATAGGCGGATGCGTCAAACGAAGCGATCAGGTCGTTGTTGGCTACTGTTACGTTTGATACCTCAATGCTGATCGGCAGCGATGGGACTATCTCAACACCTGCGCTGTCGTATTGTGTAACACGAATAGCCTTGCTAATCGCATCTATTGTTGCTAGGTCACTTGACGTACCCGACTTTATTTCTACAGCCATTTTATTATCCTTCTATTGTAAAAGCCAAGCTACACCATATGTGCCGTTTGCACTGGCATTGCCCATCTCACCGTAAAGTGTAAAGCCAACACCCTGTACTATACTGTGTGCCGCAAGTCGTATAGGGTCAACTAACATATCATCTACACTGTGAGACACTGTTGCTATGTTCCTCATACTAAGTAATATAGTAGAGGTTGCTAATATTGTATCAACACCTGTAATAATTACTTGTGCTGTCTTACTACTTAATCCAAAATCTAATGTAGCAGTTCCTGCTGTACCATTTATACCTTGAGCACCAGTTAAACCTGTCGGGCCAATCTCTCCTTGTATACCTTGAGCGCCAGTATCGCCAGTTAAACCTGCAGGGCCAATCTCTCCTTGTATACCTTGTATACCTTGAGCGCCCGGTACGCCTTGTTCAGCTATGCTAATAACTGTGGTAATACCCGGAGTCCCTACAACTACCCTAGTTGTCATCTAGTTACCTCTGGAGCTGCTGTAAGACTTCCCTCTATAACTCTAGTGACTGTTCCATCAGCAAATACAATCTCTAAATCATATGCTGCACTTGAGAATGTATATGCAGTAGATACGCCAGATGGAATTACAATCTTAAATTTACCATTTAAAGCATCGTGAATTTCTAATCTTAAGTTTTCTGTAGTAAGGGCATCTAGAATGGTAGTATCAGTTACAGTTCTTCTTATTTGCATTCTAGCAGTGCAACCAGTAAGATTAACTGCTACAGCTGGTACTCCTGTTTTCCATTGGATAATTTTAACAAACGTAGAACCTTTGTAAATCTCCAGATCAATATGTGCGGGTTGCATTTTTATTCCTTTTAAAACAACAATAACCCTGAGTATTACTCAGGGTATTTGTAAATTATTATAGCATAGAATTTATAATAATTCAAGTAACATTTAATGTTTATTTAATCTGTATCTTACACTATCAGGTAGTTTACCACCTTCACTGGTATTCCAGCCCATATTCTTAAAAGGTCTGAAAATACTCTCTATGTAGTATGCTTGAGCTGCTGTGCATACGCATAATCTAGATATTATAATATCTTCTATTGCATATTCATTAAGTACAGTATGTAGTGCACTATAACTACTAGAAGTACTTTTAGCTTTTCTACAGTGCTCTTTAAATCTAACCTCTATTTCTCTAGTAGTAACACCAACGTATCCTTCTGAGAATACGTCAGTGTGTTCTTTTAAATGCAGCCAATATACATAAGCTGTTTTCTGGTTAGCCTGCGATAGACTACCTACGTTAGCCTGCATTTTCTAAGTTGTTACTAGAAGTATCTGCACCTGTTGGCCCAAGCGAAGTACCTTCACCTGCTGTCTTAAAGCCGTCTCCACTTCGAGAAGTCATATCAGGCAAGTACTCTGCATTAGGTTCTTGCTCTGCAGGTAGACTATCTACTCCAATAGCTTCACGAACTCTATTTAGAACTGCACGATCAACTTCAAGAACAGAAGTACTTGCAAAACGCTGAATTGCTTTAGAGAATGACTCAAGATCTTCAGCATCTAGGTTATCAAAGTCCATGTGACCCATTCTAGATATGTCCCATGAATTTAGTTCATAAGTTTGCTTGATCAAATCTTCGTTAATTACATCACGAATTTTCCTCAGCATTGCTTCGGCTGCAGTAGCTGAAAGTGAATTCTTAACTTGGCCTAAAGCATTAGATCCACCCCCAGACTGTCCTAGTACGAGAATATCTGCAAATAAGGAAGTTAAGATTGAATTCTTGTAGTACTCTTTAATCTTAGAAGTATCCATTGCTTTACTACCATTTAACGACAGTAGCTCTAATTCAAATAGAGGCTGTTTGGTATCTGGATCATGAGCTTGAGGTAAAATTAGAGCAGATTGTTGATTTAGCTGCATATTTCGCATTACGTTTTCATAGTACGATCTAATAGCTTTTTGATCCGTAGATGCATCTGCAGATAAATACTGCGGAGGTAGCTTTAGCACAGGAAGTCCAACTAAATCTTTAGCTACACCGTTAGCTTCAATCTCTTCGATTACACTTAGAAACCGCCAAGACAGATACGCATCTCTTAGCATGGACTTACCAAAAGGATCTCCTTTGTGCTTACCTGCTTTAAATAAGATAATCTTACTTCTACCTAAAATGACTTCGTTATTAGTACGTGTACTATAGCGATTATAGACGTCTGAAATAGCAGATAAATTCTGCTTGACGCCTTTCACTTCGTTACCATCTTCACTGAATATAAACTTCTCAATTGTCTCTTGACTTCTGATTGGTAGCTTTTTCCATCCAATGATACCGTCGTTATATTTAGATCCATTGGATTTTAAACGCCTACGGTATACTTTTTCATGCACAGAGAAACCATACATATTTGCAGAAAGAGCTTCAGATATAAAGTCAGACCAGCTGTACTCCTTCATATCTTGCATCATTTCATTTATAATCTCAGCTTCACGAAGCTCTTTAGCTGAAGCTCCAGCTACTGGTTTAAATATCCAATCAGCTTTTCCGATTAAGTTATCAAATAATGTTAAAGCTGAGTTAATTGTTCCGTGGTAAGACATTTGCTTATAAGTAGCAATACTGTGCGGAAAGTTCAACTCGCGTTTTAATTCATCGTTAGATACGCCATTAAAGACATTCAAACCAAGATAGCCTGTTTCACTTAATTTAAAACGCTCTGGATCTTCGCTAAATGATTTCTGTACTAAATTACTATTTGATTTACGTGCCATTAACGGCTCCTTTTCTTATGATACTAATGAACTGCGATACTCAGGTATTACACCAGAAGCACCCGATCCAAAGGGGTTTGAACCTGTGAAGTCAGGTAGTGAAAACGTAGGAATAACTAGCTCTTTATTTAACAAAAGAAAGGCATCTGAACAAACGTCTGCAATGTCATCTTTCTTTTTAGGGTCACCATCGAATACTTCAAGTTCATCATAAAACGCTTTGTTCCAGTCTGCTTTTACTACATTAATAAAACCAGCTTGTGCTACACTTGAGAATGGTGCAAAGCGAGTAACCTTTGATTTAACTGGTTTAGACAACCTTACGTTGAAGCCCATCTCTCCTAATTTGCGCTGTAAATCTCTTGCATAAGCTCCAGCAGCAGCAGCAGGATCAAGAGGGATAGATACTGTTACATCTTGACCATCATGCACTGCAGTCTCAAAGATCATTTTCTCTACGTTATGCACTCTATCTCTCATAGACCGTAGATCTTCTACAGTATACACATTAGTACTATCCTTTGACATTAGCACGCCACGAGTCCAGTCTGGATTAGGGTACTGCTCCGAAGGCAAGCTAAAGGCAAGATCCCATGCTCTAATGCGCTTCTTAGCTCTTCCGTTAGGTAGCTCTACCTCTTGTACCCACTCGCGTTTAAACAGCCCAGAGGACTGCTGACGAGCGTACCATGAACCTAGTAGCAACCGTTCCATTTCTACTCTAGGCAATGCCTTGAGTTTAGATATATAGGTAGGATCTGCTTTCATCAGTGGAGGGTTATCGTAGATTGTACCCGGTATGAACTTAAAGGTAAGAATACCAGATTGATCTCCTCCACCGTAAGTATCTTCTAGCTCTCGCTTAGTATCCGACCACACAAGAGATCCACCTGCTACTTGCACCATGTAGCGCATCGGGTATATTTCTTTTCTAATTGGTATACCACGTTCATCTAATGCGAATTCTACCCACTCTCTGATAAAACTATCATAGTCTGGATTGCCTGTAGCAAATGCTTGCTTCTTATAATCCACAGAAGTAGACCGTAGACGTGAAAGCAGGTAAACTACGTTATCTTGATTCAACTGCTGTATTTCATCAAAGCCTAGAAACGTTATTTCTGAACCTTGATAGTTATACTTATCTGAAGCAGTATCTAAATATCCAAAACGTAATTTAGCTCCAGAACGAAAGATTAGCTCCTGCTCGCGCACTTTTACTCTCAGCTTAGGATCTACTTTTTTATACAGATTTACTGCTGAATCAAATAAACCGCCTGGATTAGATATCTGTTTAGTAGTTCTTCTGAAGATTACACCACGAGTTCTAGGGTGGTGACAGAACTTCAGGAATGCACCTAAAAGACAGTGCGAATTATGAGTAACAATGTAATTACTCGTTAAGAATAATCTGTCTTCACCTGAAATACTTATGCATGTAGCGTAATCTGAGGCAACTTTTGTTATGCTGATTATGCGATTGCCAGTAATCTTGAACTTAGTCCTTGTACTTTTTCTAGGTAAGCTGAAGAGTTTGCTCTGATATTTACCTCTGATATATAAGTTGTATGAATCTAAGCATGGTACCTTAGCACCTAACTTGTTTTTGTAATACGTCTTTTTAACCTTAATAGAACAAGTAAACCCAAGCGAATGCAATACCTGTTTGATATCCGAAGCTAGTACCTCAGATGCAGTAGAATAATAACAAGCACCGCCTGCGTCTACATAGCCGTCTGTATCCATCAAACCTTGTAGAAGGTTGAAACGATCCTCTACTGTACTTCTTTTATATTCTTCTGGTATGAACTTAGTTTCAGACCTTTTACCATATAAGTTTAATTTCTTTAGTGCAGGTACTAGTTTTTGAACACCATACATAAATACATTATTAGGTTTCTCCGATGAGTACCTATTTACAGTATAACCTTCACTGCGAATTCTATCGATAATCTCTACATCTTGAGAGGTAATAGTAGCAATAGTTGACACTAAGCAGCCATCACCAATAAGCGCACCAAGTGTATATGGGGCTATATCTAACTGCTCTTTATCAAAGCCTATAGGCTCTGTAAGAGGTAGTATAGGTCTGAAACCTTTACCTAGTCTATTCAAAAGATGAAGAGTTGTATCAACCTTAACCTTGCCTCTGCCTCTAGCTTCATGGTAAGACCAAAGGTGCTCACCGCAAACATCTACAGTAGAAGCATCTTGCATCTCAACCCTGTAAATATCTACTACACCCTGTGGGAATATACCTGTTACTTTTTCCTTTGTGTTCTTGTGGGTTATTACTGTTTCGCCAATATAGATATCTTCTACATTCTTGAAACCAACATCAGTGAGCACTTTTTCACCATGTCTAAGTGCTTTACCAGAACCAGCTGCCTTTACTGTTATATGCTTCGTTAGAGCATCCCAAGTTTCCTTGGGTGTCGGACTATATCTTTGCAACTCAATGCACCTACTGTTTCAGCTCCACTTGGAGCTTACTCCCTTGCGGGATAGTCTCTACACACGCCCGAAGTTTCCTTCTGCTTGGCTCGGTATTGCCCTCGTCTTTACGTTAGGGTTTCACCGAATTAAATAGGTTTTAAATGGAGGCGCATATGTTCACCACCATAGAATGTAATATCTGCATCACTCATTAAGAATTGTTCCTGAGCACTAGATGCAGGTGAAAATACAATGTTACTTGACATTTATATCCTTAATCCGAGTTAATTACTTTTAAGCTAAATACTGGAGCATTCTGCTGCTGAATCTCAATACCTGCTTCATCTTGTGCTTCTTCTGTGTCATACATATCTAAAGTTAATCTGCGATAGTTATCCAAAAGGATAGTTGCAGCTTTTAGCTGATTTTGATGCGAAGCTTCTTGGTTCTTCATGATACTTGCAGCCTGTACAATAGCTTCAGCGATATGGGGCTTAATTCGCCTTAACAGCATAACCAACTCACGTTCTTTTAGTTCGCGGTTAGTTGGCTTATCACCTACAGTGTCTTGTCTAGGTGGTCTTCCCTGCGGGTTACCTGATTTACCTTTTATAAACATTTAATCTCTCCTATGTTAGCTCTGGTTACGATTCCAGAATAGCCCTCTCGTAGCTATCGCCGATTAATACGCTGTTACTTTGAATAAGTACTTGGCTTGCTATGGCAGCAAGCTACCATCTGCAATACTCAGCTGAAGTGCAAACTTCATGTTACCTCGCAACAGATTCGAGGGACGCCTAAAACCGCAGCGACAACGTACCCAAGGTAGAGTTCCTGGTGGATATTCTAGGAGTCGAACCTAGTTGCCCGAAGGCCACAGATTTACAGTCTGCTGCAGTCGCCAATGCTGCTCAACATCCTTTTCTGTTTGCTATTGTGTAATATCGTATATGGTAGCAGAGGAAGGACTCGAACCTTCTGCATCGAGCTTATGAGACTGACGGATACCCTGAATCCCTGCGTTAATTTAGTACTTACTAATCTTCTGTAATTGCGTTATCATAAAAGACAACTCGTGTCTTTCCGTTTGGGCGCTTTAATAATTCTAATTCTACTTGCATTTCAGAATCAATGTCATCTAGAGCATCAGCTTGACAGCTTTCGCACTCAGAGCCTTGATCGAATACTACAAGTTTAAAATATTGGTTGCAACTTGTGCATCTCATAATTGTTATTATTCTTTCTTTGTATATAGCTACGAAGATAATTTCTTTGTATATAGCTACGAAGATAAACCTCGTATACTTTTGTAAGTCCCGGTTACTTATCCGGGTCACACTGAAGCATCTAGAACTGAAAGGAGTGAAAGGGTAGCTAGACTAACGTATGAAGATTGTCTTCTTTGTAGTGTTAAGCTTTTTCTGTCTTAAACAGGTTTGCACCTCTTAATAGTGCAATTTATTTTAGATCTTGTACTTAATTCACAAAGAAGTCTCGATTATAGCACAAGATATGCTGTATTTCAAGAGCAATATCAATTAATATCCAATATATCTGATATCAATCGAATATACAATATCTGTTTAAAATCTTAGCGTATTTAAGTTGTATCCTAGAATACAGTATTTTAGCTATTACTACATCTTGCACTACTCTTACTTTATCCTTTGAATTCTCTTTCCATATCAGAAGATATGAAAACATATCCTTAGAATGCGGCTGCAGTTTTAAAGCACCTGATAAGTTTCTATGTGCTTCTTTGATAATATTATATATATTCTTAGGTAATAGTTTTAAGTTTATATACCTATAATCATCTTCATTTAAATTTCTATGCAAGACTACTTTATCTTTTTGCACTATTATATTTTGCACAAGTTGTATTGCTGTCTTATTAGCTTTAAACTTTAATCTCTTACCATTCTTATAAAATATAATATAACCCTCTTCATTTGGAAATATCCTACGGTATCTTAAATTATTCTTTATTATAAAGAAAGCACCTTCAATCATGTCATAATCTAAAATTAAACTTATTTCTGTTATTGTCATATTGCACCTAATAAATAATAAAAGAATATACTTAGTATATTAATATAGGATATCAATGTAGGTTATATTAATATTGTAATTATAGTTAAATCTACATTGGTATCCTATATTAACTATATTACTTGATCTGATTAACTAAAAATTACAGCTTTGATAGAAGCCTCTACAAGCTCTTTGTTGATGTTCAGGCTACACACCCATCAACTTAGTCTCTACGAACCGTCTGAGAGCGTTCTAGAGCACCTGTTGAGCCTTTCTGACGATCTGCACCAACTACAAGTTCAGTATTGCACTAAAATTCAGTTTATTAGCACTAATCTTACTTTATTACTTTATTACTTTATTACTTTATTACTTTATTAAATAATAATAATATCACGAGCTGAATATAGATTATTAATATATATAATATATATAATAACAACTGCAGTTATACTATATATTAATAATCTATATTAAACTGCAGTTATACTAGTAGTTATTTATATCTTAGTTATATATACAGTTTATTAATGTTACTATCTAATGTTAATATGTATAGTACTATCAGATGTTACTATTAATATATAACACATGATTAACCTATATATAACTGAGATATAACTGCAGTTTAACGTATAGTATTAATATAGGTATTATTAACGTTAATAATAATATACGTATATAATATACATATATACCTATATATATACGTTAGTATATTCTTAGTGTAGCACAGGTTTTTACACTTGTCAAGCTATTTCTATAAATTGTTTACTTGACTTGTGCAAAAGCTTATGTTACAATAATTTAACATTAAGAGATTAACCCACATAACCCACAAAGGAGAGCTATGAATATTAAGAAAATTGAAGCATATAGTTTATTTGAATTCTGCCAAACAGTAGAACAAAATATCAAAGATGGATGGAAGTTTGACTTTGAAAGTAATGAAAACTTTCCAAGTGCTTACGGTAGTATGCTAGTTGCAGGTATGGTAAAAGATATTGCAATTAGTTCTAAAGATACTATCTCAAAAGATAATACAGATAATACTGAAGATACTAATACAGAGTCTGAAACAGTAATTAAAAGAGGAAGAAAACCTAAACAATAGAGATAATAAATAGACAGAATATATAGCAGTAAATAGCAATAAATTTAAGTAAATATCAGTAAAATATAATTAAATAATAGTCTATATTAAATTACTGATATTACTTATATTATTAATATTATAAAGTAGTTAAAGGGAATATATGAAACGTAATCAGAAAGTTCAATCTCAGCGGGTACAGAAGGAGAAGTTTACTCGCAGTCAGTTCCCAATTCTTCATGCGCTGAATGACAGGCAAAGTGAACTACTAGAGGCACTAAAATATAATACTCTTGTTGTTGCACGAGGTAGTGCAGGTACTGGTAAGACTCTACTAGCTGTGCATCATGCAGCTAAGAAACTGCACTTCGGTGACGTTAAGAAAGTAGTGCTAATCCGTGCATATCAAGCTCTAGCTGGTCGTAGCATTGGTTTCCTTCCGGGTACAGCAGAAGAGAAATTACTTCCTTTTTATCAGCAGATGATTGACTACTTCGAGGACTATCTTGGTAAAGCTACTACAGATATTCACTTAAAGACTAAAACTATTGAAATCTGTAGCCTAGAGACTATCCGAGGTAGAAGCTGGAATGAAAGCATTATTATTGTAGATGAGAGTCAAAATCTATATGTGCCAGAGATTCAAGCACTTACTACCCGAGTAGGAAAAGATTCTCAAATTATCTTTTGTGGTGATAACACAGGACCACAAACTGACGTTAAGAAAGGAATGGATGGTCTAACCTACTTAGAGAAGATTTGCCATAAGTACAATATCAATGATTGTAGCTTTACTACATTCTCAAGAGAGCACGTAGTTCGAAGCGGTCTGACAAAAGAGTTCGTTATTGCATTTGAAGATGAGATTGAGTCTGAATTTACAAAGAACAGTGTAATTGATGAATACACGAAATCTCTATCTACTAACTCTGCACCAAAGTATAATAGCAATAATATCAATAAGAAAGGTAGCACTAATGCAAAATAACTTTAGTAATCAAAATAACTTTAGTAATCAAAATAACTTTAGTAAGTTTAATCAATTTAAGCAATTTAAGCAGCTACCTTCTAATGCTACTAACGATGACGATGATGACGATGAAATTGAAGCTATCTCCCGAAGTTTACAATACCTACCTTATTTCGAGAGTAAGCGAATAAACCGCTGTATTAAAATAAGTTTAGATGAAAGTATTAAAGCACCTAAGTACTATCGTACAGTATTACAGGGTATTGATTCATTATCTGAAGATGACATCGTACTATTGAATATTAATAGCTATGGTGGGCAACTAGATGGTGCTATTGCAATTATCAATGGTATTCAAAATACAGCAGCAGATGTATATGCTAATATCGAAGGTATAGCAGCCAGTGCAGCTTCACTTATTGCACTAGCTGCTCCTAGTGTTAGCGTAGCACCTTACGCTAGCATGATGGTACATTCAGCTACCTTTGGAACTTTCGGTAAACAGTCAGATGTCATCTCACATGCTTCATTCGTAGACAAGCAAGTGCGTGGTTTAATGTGCAGTATCTATAAGGATTTCCTAAGTGAAAGAGAACTTGAAGAAGTAATTATGGGTAAAGAGTTCTGGTTTGATGCAGATGAGATTATTTCTAGGTTAGAAGTAAGAAATGCACTAGCAGAGAAGAGATTCAAAGCACAGCAAAAAGCAGAGAAAGTTGCAGAGAAAGTTGCAGATAAGTCTAAAGTTGTTATTCAAACATAATAATATTTATTATATATTTGATAGTATAAATATACTACTAAAAAATTAAAATTTTAAACCCCTTGGTGTAATAACCTTGGGGTTTTTCTTTTGGAAAATATCTACCGTAAAGATACTTTTACTACAGCTCACAGGTGCTGTTTTATACTATTCAAGCTACCTGTACTACAGAGCAGTAATACGGCAGCTTGTAGGGTGGTTTTAAAGCCTTGGCTGGCTACTGCTGTGCCTTATATCAGGTTTACATCTGTTGATCATACCTTGATATACCCTTTGTAGTATTTCTGATAGTACTTTAGGTTATGTCTGGTTTAGTGTAGTTTAACCAGAGTAAGACCCAGGTGTCTGATAGGAACCTTACTACCCTGCCCAAGTATAACTATGATTTTAAAATATCTGGTTAACTTCTGTTTATATATACGTAGTATCTATTATGGTATTATTTTATTCAGATATTAATAATATAAACTTATCATAGAATACACTCGGTCTAGAATTTTTTTATAGGGTTATCTGGGTTATATTGTAGGTTCTATCCGGGCGCTGGTGTTCTTTGCCGCATGGCTTTTGATTTACAATTAGGCCACACGACAAAAACCCCGATATCATTCTCAGATAATCGGGTGTATTTATAAGCATAATTTATGCTGCATTTACTGTTTTAATCTGCTATGCATAAATTTAATATAGTACTTATTAGAATAAGCGCTCAAGAATATTACTCCAATAAGTACCCAACAAAATAACCATGAATATAGTATTGCAAGGCACACTATTTTAATCATATGTTAACCCTGAAAATGCTTTGCAGTTGAGCCATGAGCTACGATTGCAATAGATTTTGCTTTAGTAGTCGAGCCGGTGCATAATTTGCATGAATTGCACGTTGATTTATACCCTGCCTCTTTACTTGCTGGACATAAAATCTCATCACTCATTAGGGTAGTTTTGCCGTGTTCTTTCCATTGTTGCACGGGTATAACGCGAAACGTTCTATAACCCTTAGTGTGCGCTTTCCTTGCCTCCTCTGGTGTATCTGCACTATACATTGCAAGAGTGTATGCACTAGGTTTATTGGTGTCGTGCTGGTGAGTGTATCCCGTGTGTCCTAAGCTGTGCATCAATAGATTATCCCATACGGTATCGGGGACTGCTGCCGGGTCGCCGTATGTACCAAGCCTAACCATGCGTTCTCTTCCTATGGCTTGCGTTTGCTCTGGTGATGCCTGCGGGTAGTTGCCTTTAATATGCGCCTTGTAAACCACGTTAGGGCCTTGTCCAAGGTTAACATAACATGAACGGCCTGCTGCAGTCTTTTTATTTGGGTTGTCGTGTGAATTTCCTCTATGCTTACAATTTCCGCAAATAGCATAATCTGCGCCGGTCTTACTCGCTAGCATTGGGTTCATGTCGGCGCGGATAATATGAGTCTGAATCATGTTGCCGGTTTTGACGTTGCCTGATTTTACGATTGCGACAACAATAATCGGTGAACCATCAATTAGGGATGGGCCGTTATATATAACGCTACTCTTGGGTTTAATCTGTTTTGTCATGCTATCCTTTTGGTAATTCAACTTCATCGCCGAGCTTGCTGGCCACGTAACAGCGCATGGCTGCGACTAGTGGTGTTTGGCCGTACCCATTGAATACCCGCACACCAGGCTGAGCGCACCAACCGGAACCATAGGTAATGGAAAAAACATCGATGCGTTCACTCTCAATAATCGGTCCAGCTTGCGTCCAGTCGGTCGAGTATGCAGGCACTAAAGCTGCCTTTACACCCCCAGGAAAAACAATAACTGGATGATTTTGCGCAAAATAACAGTCTCTACCTTTCCAGTAGTCGTTCTCCGTCTCTAACCAATTCCGGTATGTCTTAACGGTATGTCCTTCGCACTTCGCCACTGCCCAATCAAGGGCTGTTCCCGTCAATTCTGATGTTTTCACGATGCAACCCTTAATCTTTTTGTTGCTTTGCTATGCCCAGTGATTCTAGATATTGTCTAGCGGCTTCTTTCGCCAAGCATACGCCGTGCGAGTTAGTGTAGTAGTCTCCTACTTTTTTGAATCCGCCCGAGCCTGGGAGATAACTTACAATGCTGTCCCATAATGAAAGGTTAATATCGTTCATATGCCTATCTGTCGATTTGATAAGTTGGTCATGTCCTATGACGGAAAGCACGCGGTCGATCGTGCGTTGGGTGACGAACTGCCCGAAATACTTCCGATGCGCTGCGATTGCATCGATTTCGTTGTCCAGCATGTACTCGGCGTAGGTGTAATATTGCATTTTATATACTCCAAACTTTAGGATAAACAGTAGACTGCTCAAATTGTGCATGATTAAAATAAGATAACAGAAGAGTATCCATCATTATAAAATCAAGCGATAGTGTATTTTCGCAAGATTGATACCTCCAGCATTGAATGAGTTTAATAATATCTATTTCACTATATTCTGCGGTTTTATCATGTAGTTTAACCCTTGCGAGTTCAATAGCATCTATTTCAATATATACTGCGGTTTTATCCCGTATAAATCGAGTCTTTTCGGTATATCTGTGATTGACTGATTCTATATTAATTCGCTTTAATTTGTCTGCGATAATCTGGGGATTTATTCCCGTATTATCTGCGACATAATGCGCTATTACTGAAAAATGCTTATCTGAAATACTAAATGCTGACATAATATAGCCTTGTTTACTTTCTGGCTAGGATAATGCTAAACTCCGCATTGTCATTACCGCGCATTGTAGTTAAATAATCCATTGCTTCATCTTCGCTCTCAAATTTCTTGTTGATACCATATGCATCACCGTTGTGATTTATATATATCCCATTGCAAATAGTATGCTCATCGGTCACCGTAACTTTAATCCGTGGTGTGTTCGTTTTCATAATATTAGCCTACCATTGCTTTGAGTTTAATTTGTGCTGGCGTATGTTCTACAATTTCCCAAATGTTATTATCTAGGTTTAAGACTCTCTTAATATCATGCGCGTATACGCTGCCAAGTTCGGTTTCAAAGCCTCCAACTTCTGCGAGGCGAATGTTTCCTCGCATGTTGTCTTTCATTGTGCCATGCCAACCATTAGCGAGTTGAATTTTGTGGCCTGATTTAATGTCGTTCGTCTTCATAATGTAATCCTAATTGATAACTGTTAGGCTTTAATCTTAGCGAATGTGCGCAGGGAGCGGTTTGATCTAAATTGCTCTTTCCAGTCTACGGTACGCTTTGCGTTATCAACACGCAAATTTATAATCGGCATATTATCGTTGTCCATGCCGAGGAATTGCCCACGATACAGACCTGATTTACTGTTAAGGCTGAGACCAGTTACCCACTGCCCAACTCTCAAGGCTTTGAACTGCGCGGTCTGATTGGTTGAACGGATAAAAACAGTTTTCGTGTAGTGCATAATATAATCTCATTCAATACCGGGTAAAATAACCCGACATAAACTCCTATTTAATAAGAGTTTATATCTGACATTTTATGAATTCTATGCACGCCAAAGAAGTAGATCAAAGAAGACAATTATTATAGCGAAGATATAAACTGCTATTAGTATTGGTTTCACTTTTTCGCCCTTAGGATAGTAAGAAGAGTATTTGCAGGCCAGTGAGTAGCACGTGAACGTGCGTTATCCGTAGTTCTTATATAATCAACGTTATACCCTGCCAACGTATAAGCCTTAACACTGGTGATAGTAGCGCCAAAAATAAAGCTGTCACCCACGGTAAGATTCAAGGCGCTAACCCTAATTTGTTCTAAGTCCATACTGTAGCTCCTTTGGTCTGCCTTTGCGTTATTGCTTGGCATGGCTTAATTATGCCATAAATTTTAACCCCACATAAAATACGTTAATTTATTTTTATATGGAAACCCTCATGTATATTTATACAGCAGTTCCGACAATGTTCTAATAAGTAACGCGAGCGCCTACGCGAAGAGCAACATTAATGCCATACAATTATCATGCCAGCCCGTAGAATGCGTTTTAAGCTGTTTTTTCTGCTTGGCTTACCCTAGGATGCAAAAAAGTTATCCACTCTGCACGTATACTTATGCACAATTTGACTCTTATATAAGACTAATAACCTGTGGATAACTCAGGCATGATAATTGCAGTCCTGTGGATAACTTAATACCCTGTGGATAACCTGTGTATAACTTTTTCTGCTTATATAAGCGTTGACTTATATAAGCTTTCACTTATATATTGATTCTCTTATATAAGCTTTCACTTATTTTTCTGCAGATTACATTTAGGTATTTTACATTTACAATTTGGCAAGCGGCTTTCTGAAATTTTTAGGCAAACGGCTTTTCGGCTAAAATTCCTATGCGCGGCTTTTTTCCAAATTTAGGTCTTACTGCATTACAAAAAGAAAAAACCCCAAACGGCTTTTTAATTCCGAAAGGGGTAAGCGGCTTTTCATTCAATTTCTGTATTAAGTACATATCGTTTATTCCAACGCCCTACTGTAATCGAAATGTAATACGAGCAGTCAAAATAATCAATTTGTGCGTCACTATTATTATAATGATCTATACACATAATTTCTTTAGCTTTCTCGAGATACTCCAAAGCTTTACCCTCAAAGTATGACTCTATTTTGTAATGATTTACAGCTATATTTCCTGTCTTTTTTATGCACTGAATTGTAAGCTCATTATCTATAAAAGAATTGCCCTTTAGTGCAACTAGTGCAAAGCTTTCAATGAAATCAATACTACCCTCTGAGATAGTCAAACTAAGTGTACTGCTGTTCTTACCTGCCATTGAGGACTTTACGCCGTACTCTTTATTTAGAGCCTTCATTGCAGTGCGAGCTTTTTCAATAACTTCTTGTGTAACGTATGCCATGATGAACCTTTAATTAAACATATAAGAGAGCACTGTAGCTTGTATTATACTACAAATTTTGTATAAATTTCCCACCAGATCTGCATAAAATCGTTGTCTAGGTGGTCAATTACAGTTTCATCATCTTCTAGACCATGTGCGCAAACTAAAGCCCATCCTGCTAGACTAATCTCTGGTTGTTTTACTATTTTAATCTCAGCTTCCTCTACTGATTCAATAGCTTCCGTAATAGCTTTAAAATCATTACTTTCATTTACCTGCCACTCTTCACCGTCCCATACACTGATTGTGCAATCTTGAGATAATGAATATTCAACCAAATGCAAATATGCTTTCATGCTGTACTCCAGTTGTTTAAAATTAAATTATAACACATCTTAGCAGGTACTTGAAAAATCCTCGCACTGCATTAGCTTATTTTCTTCTATCAAGAAAGTACTGCCTATGTTGCGAACTTCCTTATTGCTGTTCATTACACTTGGACTATCTGACAGTACTGTATGCTGTACTTTACCTCCGTATTTTACTCTGCTATCTTGCACTACGCCGGTTACAAAGCACTCGTCTAAGTACTTGCCAATAACCCACTGGCCTTTTCTGTCAAAGTTAGATCCTGCGTTGTATAGGCATTTGTTCATAATATTCTCCATTTATTAAGCTATCCTAGTGCATTAATTGTAGCTTATTTTATACTTTAAGTGCTTTAAGTGCTTTAAGTGCTTTAAGTGCTTTAAGTGCCAAAATAGACTCACTACAATGCATAAATGCATCAACCATAATGTCACTTTCTTCGTTTGCCTTGGCATATTTACGGCACAGATCTGCACATACTTGTAGTGACAGTAATTCACCAGCTTCAAACGCAGATTGCATTCTTGCAATATCTTGAGCACCTAGTGTATCAAGTTTGAAATGATTTAGCCAATCATTGAATTTCATGCGTTCAACTCCTTCAGTTTGACTTCGATCTCTCGGGCAATTTCTTTTACATTTCCAAGAAATACACCATCTTCTGCTAACGCATAGATTTGTGCATCCGTCAGTCCGATCCATTCGGTAGCAATGACTGGCTGCTCTATCCGTGAGCGTAGGACGGTGATGGCTTCCAGATGTTCTTTGAATGCCTGCTCACAATAGTCGTCGTCCCCACCCTTTGGTCCGGCGTAGATTGTTTCAACGCATCCAGCGCTTGCTGCATGATTTCTTTGTCAGTCATTTGTTCTTCTCCTTGAGTTTGGCTTCGACAATTGCTGCAACATCCGCAAACGAAAAGTCATTGACGATGTATGGCACACGAGGACGCATTGAATTTGTGCCCGTAGCATCTTCTAGCAACTTCGCACACACCTCACGCTCGTGGTCTTGACCCGCTTCAAAGGCGGCGTGTAGTCGAGCCAAGTCCTGCGAGGTTAGCGTGTCGAGGGCAAACCGGTGTATCCAGTCTGTGAATATCATGTGTTGCTCCTTGCACGTATGGCTTTGGCACACCAAGTCGCCAGCACATCCTCGCCGCCATATTCGGCGTTAATGTCATCACACACCTTTGCACACGCCTCACGCTCTACTTTAGTAGCCGCTTTCCACGCCTCCCATGCCCACCACACTGGTGTTTCTGGCTCATACTGGTTGTTTTGCAGTATATATGAAGAATCCCACCACTGGTTAAATTCTTCGTTCATGGTCTAACTCCAAAATGTCGTTTGATCTTGCTTACAGTCAGAATATCGTACCCTTCAGAGCAAGGTTTTTCATCACTCCGCACATTCACAACACCCACAGGCTTCTGCCCAATCAACTCGGCGTGAACCTGCGTAGCCAACGCGTCCTGATACGCCTCTGACTTGCAGGTAGGCCAAGTGCAGGTGTGGCTCTGCGATGTGTCGGTGGGAGACTTCAGTGCCTCTATCTCACCGCACGAGCCTGCAGAATCATCTTGCGCTGTCAGGCACCTTGCCAAGTAAAGTTTGTGCCAGTGCTCGGCAGATTCTTTCAGCTTGCGATTTTCCTCGTTGTATGTCGGTCGTGTTGGTGTGCCGCCCATTCGTGTGTGCAACTCGCTTAGTTCTTTGTCAGTCATTTGTTTTTCTCTTTTAATTTGGCTTCGACAATCGCCGCAACATCTGCAAACGTAAAGTCATTAACAATGTACGGCACGCGTGGCCGCATTAAGTCGTAGTCTTCTGGTGTTAGCCCAACCCACTCACGGGCAGGCTGCTTCTTTTCTTTCTCAATGGCCTTGCAGAGGATTGAATAGGCTTCTGGAATGCCATTCTTCTCCTTGAGTTTGGCTTCAATATCCCGCGCGTATCCGTATGGCAACACAAGGCTACCCTCGACGTTTTTACTGTTTTCTACCACGCAATTGATTTCTTTGGCAGTCATTTGTGTTCCTAGTGTGTTTTGTTCAAGTGTTAATTATAACCTGCATTTAAATTATCTTTTTTCGTTTTCTTTTCCTCGCAAGGGAAAGCAGTGTATAACGCAAAAGTTACTATATCGTTAGCTGGGTAACCCCTTTCGTAGGGGTAAGCCAGTAGCGTATTCACAACAACTTCTGCTACTTGTTTTACAGTGGTGCCATTAGGCGGGCAGAAAATCCTGCCATTGCCAGTGTCAAACACACCTACAATGTAGCCTACAGCAAGTGCAGCCTGGCTTTTATCTTGCATTTTTGCTATCAGGTCGTTCCCAGTAAGGAAACCGCCTGCATTAGCCATTAATGATGTGCTAATAACAATTAAGCTGAGTATAGATTTGTATTTCATTATGTCTCCTTTAATAATAAAATTCTTATAGTATTCAATGCAAAGTATGTACTTGTACTTCATACACATAGCGCTTCTTTAACGCTTTCAATGCACTTGCAATATTGATGAATTGCGCTTTACTATAGTAAATATACTCTACAGGCAGATCAGCTACAAGAGTGCGTATACTGTACTCTGTGATAAACATTGTAGCGAGATTTGTATCAGTATTATTTATGTCTGTCATAATTTACTTTACCTTTTACTTTATGTTGCTTAATATAAGTACTAAACTTTCCTGAACTTTTAAACTTTTTTGAACACTGAAATAACACGCTTACCTGCTGTGTTATCGAATGTATCTATAATCCTACCGTTAACAACAGCTACGGCATGCCCAGTTGTATTTACAATATAGTTACCAGAGACTAAACTGGAGATTAAATTACCCAATGTAATTCCCCTTCGTGCAGTACGGTTAGATTCATTTGATACAAAACGAGCTGCACTTGTTGTACCATAGACACCCTCTAAAACAAAGCCAGCTTCTTCGTATGCAGCTTTCATTGTGTTGAAAAAAGCACCCTTACGCTCTTTTCTACCGTGCTTCTTCAATACAGCGTGAGCTTCAGCGTAAGGCATCTCACCTGCATTTGCTAGTGCTCTTACTGTACAGTCTTTAGCTTCAACTTCGTTAAGGCATGTAGCACCACGAGAGATAGGTTGAACTTTCTGCATTAAAAACTCCTTGTGTTTAAGGTTTAATTATAGCCTAATTTTTAAAGAAAGCACAAGTCCTTCCAATAAATAGGTTAATCAGTCCCACAGTGCAGTGAAATATTTGCCAAACAAAGTACAACCATTTTTTATGCGCTCGTGATACAAGTTTAAACCTGCATGATCAGTCTTCATCTTTTTATTAATTTCCATGCCTCGATCAGAAA